CTTTCCTTGCGGCTTCTGCGGCCGCTACTTGTTCCGCATGAAGTTTCTCCGCGGCTTGACGTGCTCTCTCGTCAGCTTCTTCTTGAAGTCGTCGCGCTTCTTCTTTTGCGGCGGCGGCTCTTTTAGCGGCTTCTCTTTCATATTCATCTTGCGCGGCTTTAATTGCGGCCTCGGCGGCTTCTTTTTCTTTACGTGCTTCTTCCTCTACTCTCTTCCTTCCTTCTTCGGCGGCTTTAGCGATCGCTTTCGCTCTTTCTTTAGCTAACGCCTCCGCTTCTTTTGCTTTTTCTGTTGCGATCTTTTGTACCGCGGCATTAGCTTTTTCCGCCGTGGATTGTTTTAATAAATTCTCCGCAACTGATACTGCGGCTTCTGCTTCTTTGGCTACCGCATCATATGCTTCATCCGCGGCTTTACCTACAGCTTCGGCCACAGCTTGAGCTTCTTTTGTCTTTGCGATTGCTTCAGCGACATCCTTTGCTTCAGATGCTAATTCATTAGTATCAATATCAACTTCTAAATCTAACTCAACACCAGCAAGTAATGCTACATCACCTTCGATTCCCATTGTAAGATGTCCTTCATCGAAAGTTGCTCCACCACCAACTTCAGCGCCAGCTTGTAATCCAACATTTACTCCTGCGCTTCCTGTTGCTTCAGCGGCCCCTACTTGAACGGATGATTCTGATTCTACTCCTACACTCGCTCCAATTTCTGCACCGGCATGTCCCTCTGCGCCATGAAGTCCAACTTGGCCTCCTGCTTCTGCGCCCATATGTGCTTCTGCAGTTGCGCCTACTGAAGTTTCTGCTCCAACGTCAATATCAGTTACACCACCGAGATCAACATTTTCTGTATGTCCTATTCCTGCCTCTACTCCGGCTTCTACACTTGCACCAACTTCTGCTGATGCAACCACATCTGTATCTGTTACTTCGGCACTAGCCTCAGCATGAGCTTCTGCTTCAACATGCGCTTCAGCTTCCATGTCTACACCACCTACAGTTGTCCCTGCGTGAGCTTCTGCTCCAGCACTAACACCAGCTTCAGCACTAACACTTGAATCTGTTACTTCGGCCCCGGCATGAGCTTCAGCTCCAGCACTTGCGCCCACATCTTCATTACCTACGCTCGCTTTTTTCTTTACTTCTACTTCTTCTTTAGCCATTGTTATCCTAACTGTTTCGTTTACAAATAATACTTTACTAGTCTATTTATGATTGTGCTTAAATCCAATGTTTCAATAACTCTACATTAAATTGTTTTGGTAATAGCTGATGTATTTTGGGCTTACCGTGAAAATATACCATACTCGCAGTTCTTAATAAGTCAGGATTCTTCATTAAATGACTTTTATAACTAATAATTCTATTAGGAAAACCTATATCTATCCTAGGACATTTCCCATCAGCATTAAATAATTTCCTCATCATTGATAATTCTGATGGAGTATCCCATGGAGCTAATCTACAATGTTCTAAAACCCATTCTCTTTTATTAGTCCAAACATCCCAAATATAATTAGATGTTTTATCACTAACCATACTTATAGCATTACATACCTCATCTGTTTGTACTATTCCTACACCAGCTACCGGGTCTGTTAATAATCCAATATCTAAAGGAAAAGAAAGAATGTCATCTATGTTAGAACAAATGATCGTATCTAAACCAATGGTCATTCTACGATTTGTTGTAATGTCGGGTCTATAAAATTCTGCTAGGAGAGACCAACCTGGTGCATCAGGTTCAAGGAAGGGGATAGACCAAATCGATTCTTCAAATTTATAATCTTCATCGACTAAGCATACCAATTCATAAGGTACAGTTATATTTCTTTTTAATCCACGGGCTAACTTATCCGCATCTTCGGGTGAATATATATCCGCTGAATGAGGTAGACCGTGATTAGCCCCTTTAAAAAGAGAACATATGATTGTAATCACGTTTACGAATTATACTTCTTCTGAGTTAAAATGTTCTAGGAGATCGTTATAGTCACCAATATATTCACCATTTAAAATTATTTGGGGGACTTTTTTACTCTTAGTATGTTGCATAAGTCTACCAAAAAACTTTTTATCGCTATCTATGATTGTATATTTGATACCTTTTTGATTTAACAAATCTTTTGACTTATCACACCAATCGCAATCGGGAACTGATTGATGTCTCACTAGAACATTATCTAATTGAATATTCATTTCACCTATCTGTTTTTATCGTTGCATGATACCCTTGTTCTTGCATACTATTCGCGAACCTTACAGCATCATCTCTACTTTGGCAAAACCTTTTATTAACATCTTTAGGGTCTGGTTCAACCCACTTGGCTTGCTCTCTCATTTGGGCATGAGTATTTTTACTGTTATCTATAACTCTAAAATACTCTACCCAAATGTTCATTCTACCTTATAGACGTTGTCCGCTTAGATGTGCTGCTACTTGAGCCACAAAAGAATCTTTAGGAAGTTCTACGTTAGCACTTGCTTCACCTGGATCGAAAGAAGTCTCCGGAGATACTTCATCTTTAAAATAATCTCCGCTCTCGTCGTCTCGTATTCGCTTTTTTGCGAATTTGTTTGCTGCTTTTGCAGCTTTAGCAGAGGCCTTATCTATTAATTCTTTTTTACGTTTTGGATCTTTTGTTCGACTTCCAACACCTTTTTCTTTACCAGGGTCATCTATTGAGCTACCTTGGGACTTGTGTGCGGCATATGCACTGAATTTGTCATCTTGCCTTCCGCTTTTTGCCAAGCTCCTTTTCACTCTTGCGGAATCGTCACCTCTCAGTTGAGAGCTCACTGCGCTAGCATGGCGATCACTTGCCTTCTGTGCTGCACGTTGCGCGAGACCCTTTGAAATTTCATCGACAGGTTCTTTTTCATCCTTATCGTCTTCTTCGGAATCATCGTCATCATCCCCTTTTCCTTTTTTTAGAAACTGGGGTGGAATTTTTCCTTCATCAGCTTTTTTAGGATCTCCAACGGGATCTTCATCTTCATCGTCGTCATCACTATCTTCATCGTCGTCATCACTATCTTCTTCATCATCTTCTTTTACTTTAGCTTTGGCTTCATCGACTTCATCTTTATCTTTTTTCTTTTCATCATCGTCGTCTTCACCTTCCTCTTCATCATCATCTTCTGCAAATAATGTTTGAGAAATTTTATGCTTTTCTTCTTCGATTTTCTCGATTACTTTAGCTTCTACAATAGAATTAAACTTCTGATTAGCCGCGTGTAACTCACCGGATAGAATTAATTCTACCAGTTCTTCCGCGGGAGCTTTTTCAATCTGTTCTTCATTATCTACTGTTTCTTTAACATCTACTTCCGACATCGTTACACTCCGTTAAATAATTGTCAGTTATATTTGGCGTTATATGGTATATTTATACAACCTTTAATCTTTATCATTAACTAATTTCATAATAGGGAACCATGCTTCTGAATTATAAGACTTATCACAGATATAAACATCAAAAAATGGTTTCATCCCTACGATTAACTCGTGATATTTAAGACCCCATTCTTTTAATTGTTTTTCTGTATCGGGTTTCCAATATTCCGGGTTCTCCTTATAACTTTCACATCCTCTACCGGTCCACATTAAAATATAATGCCCTTCATCATATAATGAATTTATATAATCGATACGTTCTTGAAACGGTTCCATATCTAGATATGATATATTTTCATCACCGGTTTCTTTTCTTACAGTATCTCTATTAGTACAAATAGTACCATCTATATCAAAAGCATATTTCATTTGTCCTTTTTTGATCTAATTTTTACTATACTGCCTGTATACCCATCAGAAGTTTTATATCTTAATACAGTTTCAATATAAAAATCTTTTCTACTATTAGGGGGTATATAATAATGTTTTCCTTCATCATCCTTGACCACGATATTTCTTCCACGCACTTCTCTTGTGCTTGTTCTTTGGTCTGGACTTATTAGACCTACCTATACTAGTTCTTTTTGGTGTAGGATTTTTTCTTTCTATACTAGCTAACTTTTTTGGTTTTGCCATTCATTCCCACTAATCGCAATCACAGCAATGTTCTGGTGTACATTCACAAGGATCGCAAGTACAATTTTCTGCTTTACAATGTTCGTTTTCGCACATAACTTTCTCCGTTAATCCCACAAGTCTTTATCCCAATTCTTGTGGATGTGTTCTTTTCGTTTCTTGGTTTTCTTATTCTTTTTAGCAGCACGTTTACGTTTTTCTTCATCCGTAATTCGCACATACCTTCTATTGTTACCAAATCCTGTAATATCATATTCACTAGGATTATAAAATTTCGACATAACACCTCCTCTAAACTATTTATATATAATGAACTAGTTTTTGTTTTCTATGGGCTTCAGTTGAAACTATTAGATCAGATTCGAGGTGTTTATTTTTAATCACAATATTTCTTGCTTTACTTGGAATAGGTTTCCCTATACCTAATGCGCAAATAAACGGTCCGATATCATTATTATACTTTTTTGCCATCTCATGCCAGGCTTCTTCGTTGCCGGTACAACAATTAAATCCTACACTATATCCGAGTTGAGTAGCAGCTAACGCGGCAGCACCCATACTTATACCAGCATTCAAACATGTTTGATCAGTATGAATAGTTGAATCATCGAAAACTTCCTCAGGTTGATTTCGCCTTGAATTTTCATAACTTGTAAAAAACCACATGAATAACAATGGCGCAAGCATTTGACCATTACGCCACTGGCCGCGGCTACCTGCTGGATGCAAACGTAATTCAGGAACATAAGATGTGTCATATAATTGTTCTCTTGTATCCTTATCAGTTATAACGCACAACTCATACATTGTTACGTTTTGTTTAGTTGGCATATTCATACAAGAATCAACAATAGTTTTTATATCAGATTCTTCAACCGGTTCTGGAGACCAGTTTCGCTGGCATTTACCGGCTGTTTCAGATGCTCTGAGTATATCGATCATATCTATCTTACATAAAAATTAATCGGAACATCGTAGGAATCAGTTATTAAGGTCATACAAGTTATAGGAAGACTGGCTAATATTATTATTAATATTCCTATTATAATTTTTCCCATGTTGAATCTCCTAACTGTCTTACTTTAGCAACACACTTTCCATATGGTGATTCTGTTTTCCATTCCTCTGGTGATATTAATGTTAATACCAGCCTATCATCTTTTTCATATAGATAATATTCTTTTAAGTGTACAGGTTTAAACCCATACTCTGCAGTTGATATCTTCTCTGCTAACTTCACTCTTTCAACAATTTCTTTTACTTGATCAACTAAAAGGTCCGCATGCTCTTGTAATTTTTTTATTTGTTGGGCTGCATGATGACGCATTACCGTTAAACTATCTTGTTTAACGAGATCTATTTCAAATTCACCTTTCCATACTATATTCTTTTCACCCATCTAACCAATAACCACTATCCGGCTTTTCTTCTGAATCCCAGTATATTTCCGCATGACAATCAATACAAAGTTGACCAGACCCTTCAATATAACCTTTTCTAGCATCTACATGATCTGTTTTTTTATATGGAGTAGCTTCCCCACATTGAATGCAATACTCTACTTCCATGTTATCCCTTTATTATAAACAATAAAATACTCCGCCTATATCGTATCCTTGTGAGTTTACCTTTTCACAAAAATAGTTAGGCTTATCCCAGTGGTATATTGTACTGGATATCACTGCGATGTATACTGATTTGCTCCATAGCCACGCCTCTGTTAGCCATGGTATAAAGGGTATAATTGCCGCTTCTAATCCCATTATATTTTTAAATTCTTTTTAGTGTTTTCGATCGTCTTCTTAGATCGTTCGATCTTCTTTTTAAGATCTTTATTATCTTTATCATTTACGAGCTTTTGTTCGTAAACTGCTAATTGTGCTTCAGTTCTTTTTATAGCACCTTCCTGTCGGTCTCTTTTACCAAACTGCTTACTTTTCATATAACCTTAATATGTTGATTTAATGTGATCACATAATCCTAATTTTCTTGCCTCTTTAGCAGACAACCAAACATCATGTGGTGGTAATAGAAATTCTCGAATATCTTTTTCAGATAGTCCAGTACATTTTTTATAGTGATTAATTATTCTTTCGGTGGTTAAATCATATTCTTTTACTTGAGCGAATAATTCATGTTCTTTTCCATAAGTTCCCCAAGAATATTGATGAGAAAGAATGGAGGTATTGGGTGTTAATATTCTCCTACCCTGTTCTCCGGAAATAAACATTAACAATCCACAAGACGCAATCATTCCCATGCCTATAGTTCGAATTGGAATTTGGGAACCTTTCATTACATCTACTAAAGCAAAGCAAGCATTTAAATCACCTCCAGGAGAACATATTCCTAAAGTTAATTCTTTCTTTTTCTTTGACTCTCTACCCCGATTAAAATTTTCAGCAATAATCCATTCTATTAAAGGCTTCATTGTTTCTTGAGTTACATCACCCATAAACATATGAAACCCTCTTTCAGATAATTCTGATTCGACTGCTAAGGCTTCTGTTTCTTTTGATTTATCTTGATATGTCATTTAACTTAAATCTTTAGGTTTAACTTCCCAACTATCCAAAAATTCTTTAGTACATCGAGGATGTTCAGTATCCAGATATTCAAAAAAAGCTTTGGCGTGATCAAAACATTCAAAGTGATATGTACTTTGATATACGGCTGTATATTCTTTCCACATCCATTCGTGTTTTTCAAACTTCTCTTTTACCCAATGCCTAGCATGTATATCCCAATCAGAATGAACATTGATACTATAGCCGTTAGGTAACCATCTTTGTTTATATTCAAAAATTTCTACTGGTGTCATTTTTAATCCCATAAGTGTTCGTAATATTTTGAAAATAATTCTAATCCTTCATCAACCCTTCTACCATAATCATCCCAATCGGTTGCGCAATGATCTAATTCAAATTTATTTTTAATAAGATCGAATGCATCAATCATCTTATCAAGTCTTTGCATCCAAAGAGATTCCCAATATTTTGACTCGGCATCCCAATCAATAAATTCAAATGAACCTTGAATATCATGCTGAGCAAATATATCTGTTTCTTCATATGGAGTAGGATATCCGAAATGCTTTATACGACTCTTCAAACGAATAAGAGCAGGATGAATGATATTAGCAAGTGTGTCATCCAAACTCCAAACATCAAAGTCATCAATATGGATATTAAAAGCACGATTCTTTCTACCTGGCTGTCCAAGTTTTATATTCATATTTATTTTCTATTAGTATAAGCATCTGTATCATTCCGCGGGACAACTTGATATGCGCCTTTATTATATGCTGGAGCAATACAAAATCCATCTGGTATCCTTACTTCTTTCGATTCTTTTACTCTACTACTACCTCCAGAACCTTTCATAATACGTTCTACAAAATTATCTGGTACTTCATCTAAAGAAGATTTTCTTCGATATGGTTCTGGTGGCGGTGGTGCAATTGATGTTTTATTTACACCGCGAATTGGGTTAACTGGAATATCATCTTCATATTCTACCGTAACTCCCGGACAAATATATTGTTTCATATTAATTATATTTTATTTCGTAATTCCATCTTGCAACCCGATCTTTGGGAGTCTCTATTTCATTCCCTAAAAGATCCGTTGGATGCCCGATAGCCCTTCTTTCACTCAGGTCAGCGGTTCGTAATTGAGGAGGGATTATAATATCCCTTATACTTCGCTTTTTCTTTTTTACTTTCATATTATAACCTATCTTGTCTCATAAGGTAACCTTCAAGTGCAGAAAAATCATTCTGAATAGGTTTACTCCATACAGCTGAATCTTCACCTTCAGTTAGTTCAATAAATTCCCAATATGAATCTTCAAGTTCATGTAATGGTCTATTTAAACTTAAATCAATAACTACATTATTCAAATAATGTAAACCAGACCAAGCAGTAACTGCTCTGTCGGCATCTTCGGATGTCTTAAAAAATTCTCCACCCATTTCGACATCATCTTCCATTTTTCGTACCATGAATCGACCTCTGGTACGAGAACCTAAAACTATTTCACCTTCATCTAATATCTCAACGATTGCTGTTCTCATTTTCTCTCTCCACATAATGTTTATAAAGATATGTTAAATCTCGTTCCAACTCTGCTACTCGTTGTCTAAGATTTACCACTTGATTTTCTAACTTATCTACCCTACTACTATTTGGTCTAAACGGACTCATATCCAACCCCATAAATTAAAAACTTGTTCGAACCAATTGTAAACAACACCTACGCCTATTGGAATACACACATGTGCAAATGCTACAGGCCATGTTGTACACATTAAAGCCATTCCGGCAAATAATGTTATTTCTGGATTCACATCTGATTCTGTAATTAAATTTGCTGTATATAAAACCGGTGGGTTAATGAACTCAACTACATCTCCACCAGTTTCACTTAATCGATTACAAAAAATACTAGTCGTTTGAGAAATATCTAATATGTCACATCCATCTATCATATCCTACCATAAAATATATATTTGTCCATCCAAATCCATATCGATTCTGGGACTTCTAACCATCTACATACACTTATAAAATTGTTAAACATAAAATTATTAAATTCCGGACTAACAAAACTGAACGCGTATCCTAATAACATTCCTAAAAAAATATATTTAAACATCTCTCACCTAATATTATTACCTTAACCCTGACCAATTCCAATCAGGATCGTTAAACATTTCGAATTGTTTTCGATCACGTTCCCTTTCACGTTCCAATTCCATTTGTTCTTCTGCTTCTACATGATCAATGTGTTGATCATCAATTCCTTCATTAGCAACTTTTTCAGCTAACATATCTACCATACCTTGACTCCAAAGATAAGTTATATATTTTTTGACTTCTTCCGGGTTATAATTTGGTCTAACCATTACTCTCCATACATGTTTGTACCTGGTGCACAACCAGTTAAACTAATACAATAATCTTTAGGGATCCTAGGATCATCTGGTTCCATCATTGTATAACAAGTGTCACAAGGTTCTTTACCTTGTCTCTTTAATTCATTTCTTAAAATAGATAGAAAATCATTTGTTTGATCATCTAACTCTTCCCTCAATTCCTTCTCTTCCTCTTCGGAAGTGAATAGAAGGTTTACAGCTTTTGTAATAAAACCTGATTCCTTTTTAACAACGACAGGTTCTTTTGTTTTGAAAAGTGGTTCGCCATTTTCATCTATGGCAGTTACTATAAGAACTTTTCCACCGAATGGTACTTCGTCACCTACTTTAAATTTACTGGCGTGTAATACGCTTGCACCGATTGCTGATGCTAAAAATAATAAAGTTAATTTTCTCATGATCTCTCTCTATAAAGCAAATATTAAAACAATTGAAAAATACATTGCAACAAACATTACAACCGTCCCACAAAATCTAATGATCTCTGTAATCATATCTCTCTCCATAATTAAATTAAGCGAAGCAAATATCTTCGCATGAAACCCATACGGCACTTCCATCTTTATAAGCAACCATATAAGTATACTCACCATCAGCTGTTTCACTCTTCTTGGTTATTTCACCAACACCTTCGCGTGAATCAACTACGACAACATCTCCTACTAACCAGCTATTATCTTCCATATATCTCTCTCGAATTAAGGGCATTTGTTTCATTTCTTAATTATATTATAACTGATCTAGACAAAAAAAGCAACGGTTTTGTTTCGCAATGATAACAATAGGATACTAGTATCGTATTGAAATCATTGGTGAAAAAAGATTATCAATGATTTCAACCAGATACCTCTATCTCATTGAAATTGTTGGTAAACAAAATTGAAAATAATTCGATCGATCAAGCCGAATCGATCAATTCTTTGATGGGATATGGGATTTTATCTTTAGATCCTGAAACATAATGGAGAAGGAGCTGCACTTGATATACGCCTTCAAATGGTTTTCTCCAATGCACAGGCTTGTGTTCTTTTTTTTGTTCGTACATCAATGCTTCGCCGACATTTACATGAATGGGAGTGCCATCGACATATATAGGCCATACAGTCCCTTTATAGCTATCGCCGTAAAGGTGACCAGTATGTATAGTGAGAGTAATTTCGCAAACATCTTTATCCTTGTGTTTTTTTAATTCATGTCCATTCTCATAAACAATATAATAAGCATATGAGGGGAATATTTCATCTTTAAAATATTTTTGTACGCGACCGTGCAAAGAATACATACAAGCTTGAGCAAACTTGTCTTTGTATACGCCGTGCGTATCTGGCATTTCTTTTCCATATGATTTAAAATTATGTAATCTCTCTCTTAGTGCATAAGTTGTAAAACTCTGGCACAAATCGTCGTCTATAAATCCGGTTAATTGATGTAACATATTTCTGAAGCCAATTGTTCAAATTGCATTAAATCGTTACAGGGTCTATATAAATCTCCTGTCCAAAATTTTCTGAGATCAAAGTTATGGCCTTTCCAAGCCATCGTTTGATCAAAATAACATATAGTAGGAACTTTCATTAATCTAGATAAATGAGCTAGACCACCTTCAGAGCATATACTGAAAGTGCAATTTCTTAAAATCGTTTGAATCAATATACTATATTGATCAAAATTATAATCGATATTAAATAATGTTTCTCCTCCAGAATTTTTTAAATTGGGGATCAACACAACTTTATAATTTTTAGATTTAAGTTTTGTAATCAATCTTTGTAATTCAAAATGACTTACAACTTTGTCTTGATGGTGAGGAGATGATGAATAATGTTTTACATATAACCATAAAGCACAATATTTTTCATTACTGGGATTATGTAATATATTGGCATCCCAATATTCATGGTCTTGCTGACTATATGGTATCACTTCTTTTTCAGTATACTCACCGAACTCATGTTTAATAAAAGAATTGGGTTTTAAAAAATTTACAACTCTTTGAATTTGTCTGTTCGTTCGAGGCTGTAAATACCATCTTATGGTTGTTGGTTCTTTGGCTTGCTTATATTCATATGATAAATGATTTATAAGATCCCCAAAGCCAGTTCCAAAACCTCTATGAGTCCAAAACTTATCAATAATCTTCATCTACATCAACACATCCTACAATATGTATTCTGCTAACCTTTCTAGATAAATTAATTCCAGAATGAAATACTTCTGTATTCATTAGATGTACCTCTCCTGGATATATATGATATACTGTTTTTGTACCTTCTGCATTTTCTATAAGATGGAAACTATCCGTGTCTCCAGTTAAAGGAATATGAATTCTCATACTAGGATCATTATGCCACGATAAACATGTTTTCGGTTTTAACATCATTAATCGAGATCGAAACATTTTCAATTCCTTTAACAAACTATTAGTATATTCCATTTCTGGAAATAAAGGAACCTTAAAATCCCATTCTGCATATCCAGCAATTGCTACTTCTGTAAATTCTCTGGAACCAAAATAATAATCATCTTCTTTACCTTCTACTCCTTGTATCATTATTTGACATTTGTCATCTTCTTTCCAACTTTCTCCAACAACTTTTATTTCTTCCAAAATTCTATTTACATCTATATCATGACGAATAGGCATTGTACGTTCATCACCCATATCGGAACGCAAATTCATCTTCCTCCTAATATTTGAAAAGTGTTCGCATTTTTCAGCAACGCCGGGAATCACCGGCAATTTTAATTTTTTACTTTCTGGTCGAAAAATCCTATATTGATTTTTCATATTACCACATCTTACTCCTTGACCTATAGCAACCATCCAGGACATGTAATAACAATTATAACAACATTCATAATCTTTTGGTATTTGATTTCTATTTTTTAAATTATATTCCATACTATATCTTTATGGCGGTCCCAATGGGATTCGAACCCATGTTACCGGCGTGACAAGCCGGCGTCCTAGGCCTAACTAGACGATGGGACCAATACTGGAGCGAGTGACAGGAATCGAACCCGCGTCATTAGGTTGGAAGCCTAAGGTAATACCATTATACGACACTCGCTTTTATTTTAGCTACAATGGTGGGGAGGGACGGAGTTGAACCGCCACAGTCGTTAGACGGCAGATTTACAGTCTGTTGAGCTCACCACTTGCACAGCCTCCCCAAAATATAAGAGATGCAATTCCACCAATTCTAGGGTTTGATATAAAGCCCTTTCTGTGAACCAATTTCAATGAGCCGGTGACGAAATCGGCCGCGGTAGCTATTGATCAGTAGTCATCTGATCGCACTACACAACAACATCTCTTAATCTCTTTAAAACGTCGGTATATCGGGATGCATAACAATCTCTTTAATTAAGTGATCGGTTAAGTCTCTATCTAAGTAATCCCCATACCACTGATCTCTAACATGATCTAGGAGAACAGTTTCTACTTTTAATTTTTTAAAGGTACCATTACCAAACTTTATACCGTTTTGTATTTGTGCTACTAGATTATGTAAATCAAATCTATACCATGCTTTATATTCTTTGCCCCTTATAGTAGCTTGAACTGTATCTGAAGGAGCAACATACGCTATACCATCATCTATAATTTCTATAATTCTATCTAGAGCTTTTTCTAACAAATGATTATATACATTCCTAACTGCTGTTCCTCTATTATATGGAAAAATTTCTGAAAAATGTATATAGTAATTAGGAACATTATAATATTCACATTTATTACAAACCCATTCTATATAGTCAGCCGCATTTAAAACATTAAGACCAGACAATACCATATTAAAATATTGATTGTCGATATTAGTACATGTACTGAAATAATTATCTAGACTCTCATTTAATTTATCCCAATCAGATAGATGTCGAATATAATTATAAACCTTACCTGTACCATCTATACTAAACGTATGATTTTGACTTTTAAATTCATTTAATAAATTTGCTAACTCGGGTGTAAACTGAGTAGCATTAGTATGAAACTTTAATGTTGTATTCTTTGCAGTTCCATCTTTAGCATATTTTTCTAATACCTTTATAACTCTTCTATCGTAAAAAGGTTCTCCACCAGATGCTTTCAACATTGTTATCTGATGAGTATTATTCATCAACCAATCAATAACATCATTTGAAGAAGAATCATATACAACACCTTTCTCTTGTGGCATTGCTCTATTGCTAGCCTCCTGAAAGTCATCATAATAACCTGTCTTGATCAATTCCTTTATATCCTTACCTATTTGGTGAGAACTTCCCATATTGCACATTCTACACGCTAAATTGCATAGGTTAGAAAGGGTTATGTCAAACTCAAATAAACCTTCAGAACCACCATATAAATCAGAACATTGTCTAAATGATTCTAAACCGTCTTCTTCTTGTTTCCAGCAAACAGTACATGCTTCATTCTTTATACCATTTGATAAATCATTTCTTAGCTTTTCATATGGTTCCGAATTAAATATTTCTAAAGGATTCTTTCCCTTTAACACATCTTCGGTAAGCCCCATATTATAATGCTTATCCGGTTCCTCATCTTCTTGCTCTACAGGATTCATCATCATACAGCAAGGTGTAACATTAATAGGTCTCTTACCATCCTTAGACCACTTCTTAAAAGTCATGGCTTTAAATGGATAGTGACAATATGTCGGATGTGTTTTAGGATTCATTCAAATAATATCGAAATTGATTCATTATGATTTATTCTTCTAATCGCTTCAGCAAATACAGGTGCCACTGGTAATATCCTTACTGCTTGTATAGCTGGTAATTGTCTTTCAGGATTAATCCACGATTCACTATTTGGTATTGTATCTGTTATTACTAATTTAGTTATAGCTTCAGATTCTTCTATTCTTTGTTTTCCACCTTTACTTAAAACTCCATGTGTTATATATGCTTCAACAGATTCAGCACCTCTTTCTAATAATGCTTCTGCTGCTTGAATAAGTGTTCCACCTGTATCAATTATATCATCAACAATAACACATCTCTTTCCTTCTACATCTCCAATAACATTCATTGATGCAACTTGATTAGCTTTTTCTCTACGTTTATCAATGATCGCTATTTCCAGATCTAATTTCTTTGCAACCTTTCTTGCTCTAGCAACTCCACCAGCATCCGGAGAAATTATTACTTGTTCAATATCACCCCATTCTCTTCCAGCTTTCAGGTCCTCTACGAACAAAGGCTTTGAACTTAAATCATCCACCGGAATATTAAAGAACCCTTGTATCTGTCCGGCATGTAAATCCATTGTTACTATTCTATCAGCACCTGCCGCTTCTAACATCTTAGCTACTAATTTAGATGTTATAGGTGTTCTGGAAACAGGTTTTCTATCTTGTCTTGCATAACCGAAATAAGGAATCACCGCTGTTACACTTTTAACTGATGCTCTCCTACAAGCATCTATTAATACCAACATCTCCATTAAATGATCATTAGCAGGATTACACGTACTCTGAATAATGAATACATCTTCGCCACGCACATTCTCTTTGATCATACATGACACTTCATTGTCAGCAAATTTAACTAATTCTATTTCACATAATGGTTGTTTACAATATTGAGCAATTGATAAAGCTAAATCCTTATTTGAATTACCTGCGATAATTTTCATTGAACCTTTACTATTTCAGTTTCATTGCCTACCTTCTTAGTCTTTAAATATCCTTGAGCTTCTAACATGTCTACTGTCTTACTAGCAATCACTCCCGTTGCCCTTTGCCATGCAATAGAATAACCGAATAAAAAACTAACCACATAACCTACTATAAACAAAATAATCTCTATACTCATAATCTCCTATTTCCATTGTGATCCAGGTTCTCTTAGTTCAGATATCCATGACCCATCTATAACTAATAAGACCCACTTAAATACTACCGGAGCATATACCGCAAGAAAACCAAATATAACTCCAATCGCAATCCCCCAAAATATTAACCAGAACATAAAACTAAAACTTCGTTTAACTTTTTCCTTGAACGGAAGAGCCCATAAATCATCTGCTTTCTTTTTCTCCTCCGCTTTATGATCTTTCCAAAATTGCTTTAGAGACTTCTTTCTATTCTTCTTCTCACCTTTCTTCCAGAGCATCTGCCAGATGAAATCTAATATAGCTTCAAGTAATTTTCCTAAAAAGTTTCCCATACTATATTTAGATTGGCTGCCTAGGCTGGGATCGAACCAGCGACATTCTGATTAACAGTCAGACGTTCTACCTCTGAACTACTAGGCAATAAATGGGGAAGAGCCTAAACTATCCTATCTTCATCCCTGCGGCGCGTAACCTGCGGGCCTTATTGATAGTCCTCTTAACTTCATTTAGGTAGATCTCACCGGGTCCGTACTCGGGTCCGCCCCCCTTTTCAGCCCTTAGAGTCATTTACCCCATTATACCATTCAGTCGGAACTCTTTCCATTCGCAAGCATTTACACTCAGAATTTTCTTCTTCAAACTCGCGGACATCTTTCACGCTATTAAAGATCCAACCTCTCATTCTTCCAGAAGGATAAGTCACCAACAAAGCACAATGACTTCTTCTATCATTTACTAGTTCCGATCTAACACTAACAGGAACCTCAACTATCCCACACGCGGCCAGCGCGCGTTTCATCCAATTACCCAAACTCTCTACTCCTTTAGCCGTAGGCTGATTATTTATTAGAGACTTAGGGGGCGAAGCCCCCTTCCGCGCGACGGTTTTTTTCTCTCCATCGAATAGACCAATTTCTGGATCAGTAATCAGTTCGCAAGATCCCATCCTTCTCTATCTTCTCTACATAGTCTATACTATCCGCTACCCCTTCTAAACCCATCAACTCTTGGGCAGCTTTCCGTTGATCTCTTTCCGCTTCCAAGGTAGCTATGAAATCATCTACATCTATTGGTTTCATCTTCCCGCCTTTAATCTCTCCCCGTTCATCTGTGACTACTGTTAGTGGCCTCTTGCTTGTAGCTACACGCTTCTTCCAACTTCTCTTTGCTTGTGCTTTCCAACTGTTACCTTTCACAGTTCCATCTGATGACACTTTCTCTATAGTGCCTCCATTTGCTACATAGTCCTCCATTGCGTTTCTAATCTGTAACTTGTCATCTATATCGGTTACAGCTACACGACCTATGCGATTCTTATCCGCTCTTACCGTGTTAGGGAGTTTCTTCACAACGCTTCCCTCTTCTTTCAACTCTATAGCATACAATGGTTTTACTCTCTTCTTCTCTAGGAGTGTGCTCCCTTTTATTCCGCGCTTAATCTTACCGCTAATCGCAGCTTTACTATATCCGGTCTTTGCCGCTATTTCAGCAACACTCAGAAGCGTTCCTTTTCCTACATTGAAACGTTTCGGTGACTTACCGGATTTAGAACCGTCACCAGTTTGCCTATCGGCAAACACTGCGTCTGCATTACCTTTAAATTGATTCATTAAGTTGCTCATCCTGCAATACGAAAGCTCGAATAGCTCTGCTAGTTCTCTCATCGTATATTTGGAATTATTAAACTTATATAATTTCGCTTTTGCCATGATCTGTCTTCGTTAGTATTATCTGGTTGTGTTAAGTTAAAACATATATTATTATAACTCGTTTAGGCTAAAAAATCAAGGAAAAAAATTTTTTTTCCGAGACCCGGTCCCCTTGAGGAAACGGTATTTGAAAGACCGCTATGTCTTGCTCTGTACTACTAGGACCTGCTCTGGTATGTGGAAGAGTAGACTCGAATGCGGTGATAATCATATAGTAAAAAAATTTTTGTTTACGGCTTAGGTATACTCTCGATGCTAAGCCTATAGGGTCGGGCGATTTCCTCGACACTGTATTTCAGGTGGGGGGTGTACTATTAATCACTCATACTATCAACTGCTAACTGTGTACTATTATATGCTGTTAGAAGGAGCAGGATAAAAAGACACGTCTCTACTAAGGTAATACCCGGGACCACCTCAGCCACTAAGTGTTAGGCCGTAGCTTGTAGTCTAGTGTTGCAGACAGTAATACAATTGTCTCCTGCTCCTATATCTCTATTCAAAGGTCAGGACGCGTGCCGCTGGAACGACACTCCAGGCGCCCTAATCGGGTGGCGGTCTATTATAGGTACGTCTGATGTGACTTCCTGCATTTCTCGCAAGCCTAAGACCGCCATGTCTATTATATATAGTAGCATGAGCTGAGCCTATAATATGTCCATAGAGATTAAGCGCACCATATATCATCTCAGCTCACATAACACCTATATCCGTAACAGCTGATTACGATCAGTCCTGTTCTATCGTATAGGCGCTTAGCAATATCTCTCTTAGTTAATAAGGCAGGTGCAACGGCGGCGAGAGAGATGGAAGCGCGTTGCACCTGTTGCGGCAGCTAGTTGAGTAGCTCGCCGTCATGTACGTTAATTAAGTATTCGTGTTCTGCTACGTCCTGTTCATATATCTCTACAGCGCCGGACAGCTTCTCTATGGTTTTTTCTAGTGTATTATAGAGAGCTATGTCTGTCCGGTCTGATGCTTTCCAAGCTGCTATGTCTGCTTCTAACTGTGTGATTTCATTGACGATTTTTTCACCGAATTCATTACAGTGACTTTGTGATTCTGCTAGCGGTTCAAGCGGCTTCATAATTTATATTATATGTTGAAAGTTTATTGGTTGGAAACTTGTCGAATCGTTTAGACCATTCGACGCGAGTTGCGAAACTCTCGGAAGCATACTCCTCCAGTTCCGTCTTGAAATCGGCAGCGACTTCAACGCCACCTAAAATGGTCTCCTCAACGTATACGCTAGGATCCCCTACAATATAACTATATACGAAATCAACGGCATCATCAACCGAAGGGGCGTCAATGATGATGTAGTCATCACCACCTTTGCACTTCCAATACTGCGGACATTCACCGACGCCATCCCAGTCGTGTGCGCCGTAGTTTTCTCTTACTGCCGTAGTAACGTGAACTGCATTTCCCATAATATTCTCTCTCGATTGTTTCATGATTTTCTCAATTTCTTTATATATATTATATCACAACGAGAGAGAAATGTCAACGGTTTTGTTTCGTAATAATAACAACGCGTTAACGCTAACCCGCTGAAATCATTGCAAATCTTTTTTTATTTTTTTCACAGAAACCTGCTCGCGAAACGAGACCCTGCTGCCGTTGCTTCCCCACCCTCTCCCGAGCACATTGCTCTCGCACAGTGAGTCTCTGTTTTTGTATATCGCGATTCATAACGGCTTTGATTCTATATAGAGTTAATTGTGTACTTTTATTGATTAATTCTATCGCGAATTAAAAGTGTGCTTTTATATAGAAATTTTTGGCGCGTTTTAAAAAAATTTGCGTTTGCTGCGCGAGGCGCCGTTTATATCCACTCTCTACAGACATTAATGCGCCTTATCACTCACTTAAACCATATTAATTAACCGTTTTTAAACGGGGTCGATTTTTACCCTATTACTATTCAACTTCCCCATCCACTATACGTTATCACTACATATGACCATACTACTATAGCTATTGGTATGATTAATACAGGTAATTCTATCCAAATCATTGTTTACTCCAATATTTTTATCTCTGCTTCAGTCTCTATTATTACTCTAGCACCACAAGATAACAGGGGTTTATCGTGTCCATATATTACTTTTGATGGTCCTAGTATAGAGACTGCATTACAGTATTCATTCTTCTTTCCTTCTTTAATAGTAATCACTGGCATGAGTTCCTTATTTCTTCCGGTTCTACGTGTCTTTAGATTACCTTTAATGTTTCCCTGATTTACGTGTATATACTTCTTCATAATATAAGAGATTCTAGATGACTTAATCTCTGGTGCAGTTGTATCCCTATTGCTATCCATATTAACGTAAGCATGAGTATTAATGCTGTATTAAACCATGGTTTCATTGTTGTTTTTTATTATGGGTTGATTCGCTTATTCTACACATTTCGAACATCATTCCTCCCATGAATATAAGTCCGAATAGTAGGAATATTACTATTGGTTGAGGGGAATAGATTTCTTGTACTTTATTAACTAAGTCTATACATTCCATTGTATTACTCCTATTAATGGTGGTTATGAGTTCTAGTATTCAATTGATCCGTCTTCTAAAACTCGGCATCCGGCAATGCGTTCGCATGCTGGTGGTATTGGTTCGGGTTCTGCTGGAACGGTCATTTGCTCTATTATTATTCTGTCCTTATATATGATCTTTTCTGCCTTGTTTTCTAGACTAGCGATACCATATACTAAGACGCCTATTACTATGATTATTGCGAGTATATAGAGAAATAACGCTTGTATTGCGAACTCTATTAGTTCCCAAACAATGCGAAAAGGATTCATCATAACATGGCTTTGATTGTCAATTCTGGATCATGGCTTTCTGTTACTGCTCGTCCTAATACTATATAATCTGCTCCTAGTGATTTTGCTTCCTGAATGCTAGTTGTGCGAACTTGACCTGAATGGAACGGTAATCCATCTGGTGTTTCTACTGTTATTCCTGGACAGATGTTTAGTAGTTTTTTGTCCGGATCTCCCCACTGTCTAATGTAATGAATATCGTGAGCACTTGAAATAACTCCTGCGAATTTATATTCTAGCATTCTCTCTATAGCTCTTCTCCACATAATGGGTTCCATATCGCGTGTCACGTTGTACTGTTCCTGATCTGACCAAGATGTGAGATATGTAACTCCTAGTAGTTTGATGTCATCCTTGAATTCGGAGACTGCTTCTAAAGCTGCGGGATTGTTGTACGTACTTATAGTGGTCATTGTTGCGCCCATTCTGAGGACGTGTTCTAAGACCATTTTCATCGTGTTTGGTGTGTCCCAAAGCTTGAAGTCGACGAATAGTTCCTTCTTTCTAGCTAGTCTATAGCGTTCTAATCTAGCCCACCAGTCGTGAGAGCGTTCGCGATCTGCTATGCTATATCCTATGTGATTTATTTTCCATCCATCTACATAGTCTTGTATTTTTTCTGCTACTAGAAAGTGCTTTGGTTGTTCTAATGATAGAATTAATTTCATATAGACTGATAGTCGATTGCTTGTTCAGCCTTATCTATAGGCATCTTTTTAAGCGGCTTAGAGAACATTTCCTCTTCGATTTCGTCTGTATATTTCTTGTCTTCCTTCACCGGCGTAGTCGCTAATATATTCCTTGCGGACTTTCCAGGCCATTCTTTGATAGTCTCCATCACACGCATGCAGTGCGATTCGTGTAATTCTTTAGCACCCATAATCATCGCCATCAAGTCATCCTGAGACGGTTTTTCCGGTGCGTCTAGCATCCTATACATGATTATGTCAAATGCATCAGATGTTGTCTGTGCTAGTTTTTCAATTGATTGTTTGATTTGGGCCGAGTACATCTTTTATCCTTTTAATAAATTCATAGTGTCCTGGTGGCAGTTTTTTAAATTGAAAACTGTATGTTCGTTGTTCTAGATCTTTGAGAACGTCTTCTATTATCGGATCGCGCACGTAAGCTTTCACATCGTTCGGCATATCTCCTTCTTCGAGATTCTGCACTTCTAAGAGCCTGCGAAAAGCTTTTTTATAAATCTCTTTTGATTCATAGTTAGCACTCATTATAGACATTCGTAACCAATTTGCTATCCTATCGATATTAACTCTATAATTGTGAATCAGCAACCACTCGTGCATGAAATCCACTCTCATCTGAATGTCTTTAATTTTCTTTGCTCTGACTCGAGCAACCTGCCAACTAATATTCCACTTGTTCGATCTCATAATGAAGTTATTATACGATTATTTTCCGAAAAAATCAAGGAGAATTTTACGTAATTTAAATGGATTAAAACAAACAGATCCTAGTGAAAATCCCTGAACTCCTAACGTAGCGTAATACATCATATCATCTATCGAATCTATTCCTCCTCCTGCTATGCACTCGATATGTCGATTTTTGTTCTTTATATACTTGATTTTCTCAAATACATATTCTTGTAATACCTTACCGCTTTGAGCTCCCTTATCTGTTTTGAGTGTGTTACAACAATGGAATCTAGCGAAGCCCATATCTATTAATCTGTCTATTTCCGCGAAGTTGGTTTCTGCTGATATTTTAACAATCGGATTGCGCTTAGCATATATGTGTATATCTCTGATGTAGTCATCGAAGTGAGTTATGTTAGGACATGAAATATTGAGTTCAATTGGAACCTGTTGAGGAATATGTTTATCTAGTTCAATCCAATCACCTGGTTCTACAGCAGCGATAGATATATAGTCGTCTTTTTTTATTCTGTGAATGCCTTTTGTAATTCCTGGATTTCTAAGTCCTAAGCTATTATACCAACACTTGTCTTTAAAGCTATATCGTAGAGTTTTTAAGATTTGAAGAATGAGACCACGACGACGCTTTAACGTGAAAGTTCCCTTGACACTAATAGTATTTTTGATTCGTATATAGTTCCCGAATGGAGCCGCGATATATATTTTCATTTAATAAATGGTGGATCGCCGCATTCTGTATTATCTGGTGTATGAGGATACCAATCTGGAACTCCGTATTTACCCTCCCAGTCATAATCATATATCATCCACATCTGATGTTTTCCATTACAATATTCACAATACATAAATTCTTCTTTCATCTCATAATCTATTTGCTTAGAATGCACGCATCCCATTTGTTTCCAACCTTTTATGGGTGGTAGTGTTTTAAAAATATCTCCTTCTAATCCACCCATTCTTGATGTCAAGTCTAAGCACTTCTCGCCTTCTGGACATGGCATATATCCAGTTTCTAAATAATCACTACTATCTTGAATATGCTTCCACATAGTACAACTGGTAATCATTAATACTATACAGCTAAATATGGCATTTGAAATACCGCGTTTACCCATGACGGACATTGTGTTCTCGCAAATACTACCCAACCGATCGCTGTAAATGGTTCGCGATTACGTTGATATTGTGTTAAAAATTCTTCCATTGACTCACCTGTAGTTAATACATCATCTACTATACAAATAGGATCTTCTTTTTTCCCTGTTGCGTGTTCGTTGAGAAGATTGCCGAGCTTAACTCCACCACGTGGAATACCGACTGCTTCTCTAAAAGGAGGTGTTATCTCCATGATCATTTTCTTGATCGTAAACCATTCGGAATCCATTAACGCGTCCATCTCTATTTTCCATGTTAAGTCTAATCCTGAATGTGATTTAAAATTCTTACTTACAAATAATTCTTTAGTTCTCTGTTCTTCTTGATCTCCAAGTCCAAAAACCATATTTACTCCGTATTAGTTAATGCCTCCGTCACTTCCTGTATTCCAAAGAACTTTCCATGTCCACCTTTCATAAATGACATCCACAATGTGGTGGACCATTTAAATAGCTCAAATTGTCCAGTATCTCCTTGTTCAATTTCAACGTCATAACCTAATTTTTTCATTTCAGCAGAAAGACTTTCTGCGTTCGGTTTGTAGTTTCAAGAACTACAATATCTGATTTTCCATTTAGCCATTATGCCACTCTACTTTTACAGGTTTTAATCTCTTTACATCTTTAAAGCTGGGATATTCAAATTCCTCAATATGACTCTCTGTATATTTCTTGTTTTTATCAGGCTTTCCTATCCCAAGAAATAACCGTACCGAAGATCCTATTAGTTTATCTATTTCTTCACCATAACAAGCGCAAAAACCACTTACATATCCTAATTGTGTAGATATTAGTTTTGCAAATCCAGATGCTACGCCTATAGAAAGGCTTACGTCTTTTTCCCACTTAACACGTTCCGCAGAGTCTTTACCATGTCGTAACTGATTATCGTAATAAGTCTCTTCATTAGCACTAAAAACAAGTAATAAGGGAGCTAGCACTTGAGGATTAGTTTTTGTGATAACACCATCTTCATCCTTCTCTACATCTGAACCCCTAACGACAGCGTGAGAATATTCTGATAACTCCATACCTGGTTTAATTTTAAAAAAAGCAGAATTATTATGGATACTGTTGATTAAAGATCTGTCTGTAACAACATCTACATTATAGAACGGGATATTTTGACGGGTGGGGCTTTGTGTAACTGCTTCTACAATTAAATCAACATGCTCTTGAGGGATCTCTTCACTCAAATCCCAATTTCTTTGACATATTTGAGATTTGTGAATAATCTCTTTTAAATTATCTACCATAAAACAATCTCATTCAACTTTGGAAAAGTTTTTACAAAATCAGTATTTCTTTTTTCATCTATCTTCTGTATAAATGAACTAAATCGCGAAACATCATCTTTAAAATTATTTCCTCTCCCTATAGTATTTAGGTAATCTTCAGCATACTCCGAATCCTTATAATAGGATTTCGCGCTATTGAATGAATCAATTGATTCGTCATACAAATCACCCCAATATTTTAAAAACTTAGACGTTAATAAAGAAGGCCATTCCCAATATCTTAAGAGTATATCAGTATCATCACAATTCTCTTTAAACCATTCTGCATCTTCTCTGAGATACATTATATTGAATAAGTTCATACAGTAGTGAACATATACGTTAATGCTAGATTCTTTTAGTTTATTATACGTCCTTAACCACATTTTATCTTTATAACCATATCTGACATACTCTCCTCTTTTTCCTGTACCGTCATTACTCATTATAACAGTTGCGTTACCATTCCAATTATCTAATATATCAATCATACTCTTATTCTTATAATTCAATATACTTCCATTAGTATGGGTCGCTATTTCAATGTTAAATAACTTATGCTCTACTAAGAGCTCTAATAACTCATAGATATTATCTTCAATCCATGGTTCTCCGGAACTCGATAAATGCATTATTCTAATACTGTCGGAATTTTCTAGTATATAATCAAATCTCTCTTGCTTATCATATCCTATATTAGGAACAGGCCTCTGATGATCTATTATCTCATATATCTCTCTAAAATTCTTATCAATTGTTGAGCTCTTATAACTATCACACCCTAAGCATGCGAAATTACACTTATTAGACCAGAAGAAATCTACAGCTACTGGAGTGAACTTATTTTCTAATGAAATACTTTTAATATTCTTAGAGATATTCTCAGTATGATACTCTCTCATCTGCTTAGGACATAACCGACACTCTGGAGGTGTCTCTCCTTTAGCGAAACTTCTTCTTATTGCTTGTAGTTTCTCATCGTGCATGCTCTCGTGTAGGGTCTTACCTGTGATCTCAACAGGTCTGTGACAGCATACAGAAGTAGCACCATCATAATTATGAAAAATTGAGTTAAAAGGTGCTAGGCAAGGTTTAGTGATCAAAATGCTGTGCCAATCTTAAAAGAGTATATTGATAGTAGGATTTGAAATCGCCTCTGTTAGTCCACATAAACGAATCAATATCTATTAGTTTAATATCATCACCAGCGACATAGATATTATGAAAAGCTAAGTCTCTGTGACAAAAAATTTTTTTTCCTGTTGGATTACTGGGCGTTGGAATATCTACTTTCCCTCTTGCTTCAGAGAACTCTAAAAAAGAATGCATTACCTCTGATAACAATTTACCGAGAATTTTGATTTGACGATTATATGGGATATCTATGAGTTGTTTATGTGTCTTAGATAAGTCTCTACATTCATATTTAAAAACACCGTCTTCCAATTCCAATGTTATTGGAGGGTCTATAAAATCATATACTTCGATATATGTACGTAAGGCTTCAATATCAAAATCATCGAAATATCCTTCACGGACTTCTTTATACCAGTTGTCGCCCTTCTTATATAATTTTTGCTCGTGATTTTTATAAGGGGATAGATTGCTGTATGTATGTTTTAATAAATCCATTCAAAATTTATGATATATATTAAGATTTATCGACTTGCTTCTTCTTTTGCTTGTCTTTATAAGCTGGTCGAACTTTGGCTGCGTAAGAAGTGTCTGAAAGCTTCTCATCTGAAAAAACGGGAATGTCCTCTTTTTCATCTTGCGACAAAGTTGCATCGAAGAATGCTCCAAATTCTTTAAAAGTCTTCATTTCATTATTTAATTTTGGGTTTTACCTTGTGTTTGTGACTGTGCTCTCTAGTTACAGTAACTTCTTCTGCTTGCAGAACTACTGTTGAACCAATTTGAGCATTGCGTGGCGGTTTAACTCTGTATTGTTCTATTCTACCATCTTCATCTAAACTGTGACTTATTACTTCTAATTCTTCATCACCCAAACTTGGATGTTTAACGTGTGTAGCTCAATTGTGAACTAATGACTTTGGCATTGGCTCACCGTGTTCTTCAATACTATTCAATTTGTTCGCAATCCATTCATAGGGGTCACCCTCACGGGCTTTTGTTACTCCGTACGGCATATCTGTCTGCCAATGTTTTACTAAATCATTATACAAATGAGGTAACTCTGATAGTTCCTGTTTACCTTCTCTGAATAATTTATAATCTTTAGCATGAATCATAAGAATATTTTGCAATTCTCTATCCATACGTAATTCTTGTTCAATTATTACATGTTCTATAAACGTTCTCATCTACCCATTCCTGTTATAGGTCTTTTCTTATTCCATATGCCTAAACTTCCGCCGTGATAATATAATGCGGGATATTTTTTCCCATCTAAGTTTCTAGGCTTAACTCTAAATGATTTTGCTACGGTCTTTTCAGCTTTCATAAGATCTTTTTTATCCACATATATCTTACCATCTTCTACTTTATACTTAATCTTTGCATCATCTAACGCCATCTTAGCTTGAAGTTCCTTACTCTCATTTACTACTTCTTCATTATTTGAAGGTGGAGGAGGTGAGGTTGCTTTGTTTACTGCTTTTTTTACTACATGCTTCGTAATTGCTCGTCTAATCGGTGTTTTTGTAGCAGCCGCGGCACCCCTTATTGCAAGACCTATTACCGGAGCTAATTCTACTAATTCTAACTCATCAGCAAATTCAGCGTCTTCCTTTACACCTTCTCTGGTATGTCCTTGTAATACACGTTTTAGGGTTGCTTGCTCTCTCTTAGTTAATCCACCAATACCTTCAACCCATTTATCTTTATCTACTGTAGAAGTTTTATCACCCATTTTCATTTTATATTTTTTAACGTAATCATTTAAATTTGCTTCCAATGTAATTCTATCTTTGAATTGCTTGAAAGATTCTTTCTTTTCACTTTCATGTGTAAGACCCAAACTCTGTATTCTTTTTCTTTTCTTTTCCGTGTCCGTTAGAGCTTTAGATCTAATGTCAGCAGGTTTTTTAGGCGCGGCGGGAGCATCAGGCTTTGCACATCGTGCTTTAAGATTTGGATCCCTAGGACCGCCAGGTATATCGCAAAATGCGGGTTTTTCTTGAAGATTTTCTGACATAATTACCTTCCGAGTTTTTGGAGCATTTGTTCAACTTTTTTGGCAGCTTGCTCGGCAGCTTTTGCGGCACTTTCTGCTGCGACTTTATGTGTTTCGTGTAATGCTTTTATTTCTGATTCTTCTGAGCGCATTCGTTTTGCTTCTTCATGGGCTTTATCAGCATTACCTTCTACCGTAGCTTTTTTCTCATTATAATTAGGGAGAACTGCTTTTCCTTCCCAATTCTTAGCATTAACAAACTGTTTTCTGATTTTAACTGCTCTGGCATGTGCATCTTCTGCAGCGACTCTTTCAATTTCCTTTGCTCTCGCTTGAGCCTCTTTAACTCCGGCGATTGCTAATTCTTTTACTTTATCCGCTTCTGCTTGTGCGGCAGCAATATGAGCATCTGCTAACTCTTGAGCTTCTCTTATACGATCCGGTAATTCAACTGAAAGTCTTGTAGCAACATCTTGAGCTTCTTCAATTGCATCAACGGGTTTTTGTTTAACGTCCTCAACCATTTCTTCTGCTTTTTCAGCAGCGCTAGCAAATCTATCAAACATCAAACCAATATCTGATTTTGGTTCGTGATGTTTCTCTTTGCGAGAGTGTTCTCTACCGATATGTGTAGACTTCGATTTTATTCGTGCCATGTAAAACCTTTCTTTTCTATATTTAGTATAATCTAATCTTTATACAATGCCTTCATATATAACCAAAAAGCCACCGTACCTTCATCACCTTCATGTCTGGTTTTTTTCATATTCCCGCCACTGGATCGTCGTCTTCAGCTGTGTGTAACCCAGCCTCTGATAAAAATTGAGGATCTTTCTGAGCTCTTATCTCTTCACCAATCCCCTCTCTAAAACTAATTTCTTTTTGTAACTGAGCCATCAATTGTCTCATTTCTGTTGTTGACATATTTTTAATATCAATTATACTCCAAGATTCCATACTATTCTCCTTTATTCGTAACTAGATATATAACCTTTTCTGATTATTTCTTTTCGCTCTTCATCATCATATTTTTGTATTTTTGGATGTGATTTGTGTTCAGAAACTGAATGATTTGTCATTTTAAAACAACTACCATAAAGACCTGGTTTAATGTCCTCTGGTTTACTATCTCTATCTATAAGCATGTGTTCAACTTTAACTGGTTCCATTATTATAAGTTCTGCTAAAACTTCATTAGTAGAATATTCCGCGCATGAATAAACATCAAATTGTACTAATGCTGGGTCTGGTTCATCCCAAATATGTATTGATATATGACTTGTTTCTATCATTACGGCGCCTGTCAATCCGCGGTTTCCATCCTTATGAACGTAGCCTGCGAAAGGACCCTTAATGATTTTCATATCAATTTTATTTACTAATTTTTTTAACCATTTTTTAATTTCTTTTTCTTCTGTGATCGGGCGCTTTACTTCTGCGCGGACAAGTAAATGCTTGTGTATCGGCATCTTCTTTTCTCCGTATAAATGTTTAGTCACATTTATATAATGTATAGCTCCACGTCAGTTCTTCTCCAGGTTTAATATCTCGATTAGCTCCAATCCAAAAAGTTTTGGGGTCCATTAAAAGTTTGAAGCAGTTGGGATCGTCCGAATGATTTCCAAAGCCGCCTAAAGGAGTTCTAATCCACCCATCTTCCGCTCGCTCATCAGCGTGATGAGTGATTCCAATCAATGTTTGTGCTGTAATTTTTTCTGTTGCGAAAAGGCCTAAGCCTTCAATGGGAGATTCTTTAATTGTAATATTGTGTGGAAGCGGTTTGTACATACTATATTTATTAATTGTAGACTATGTCTTTCTTTTCTTTTTTCTCTGGTTGTTCTAGCAGTTTTCTCTTCTTTACGGCATCTCTAAGATGTTGCATATGAATCTCTATGAGTTTAACTTCATCATAATTTTTTTCTTGTTGTATCTGTACTGCTACTTCAATTGCATCTTCCGGATTATCAAACCATTCAGCATGCCATGTTCCTTTAGGTACAACAGTACCTGATCGCGGATTATCATATACAATACCGGAATCTTCTGGGCCCCACCAAAGATGTAACATTCCAATAAATCCTACTTCCGGTGGAGCTTCAAATCCTTGTAAAACATGTTTTATTCCCATAGCAGGAAGAAAGGGAAATTCTATTGAATTATAAAATTTATAACGAAATTGTGTTTCCATAGCATAACGTAAATCTCGTCTTACCTTTTCCCTGTCATTCATTTCATCCATTTCATCCATGCGAATTAGCTTCATCTCAGGTTTATATATAATGGTCATTATCTATTATTTCGGCAATGCTAAACACATCCATATTCACATTCTTCTTTTCCATTAGTTCTTTATTAAAAATCATTTTTTCTCGTATATCTTGTGTTTTCTGGATTAATTCTTTATGTGACATATTTAAAACTTTATCGCATTCTTCTAATATTGCTTTCCATCTTTCATTATACGGTTTAATTTTATCAAAACTATAATCAAATATTTCATCATATAATTTAAATCCAAGATCTTCGAAGTGCTTATACCATCCCTGACATCCTACTACGAGAAAAGGCTTTAAATACCATATTACTTTACACACCTTATCACTCCACATAAAACCGCGCGTACAATAAGATTCATGAATCAATTCAACATGAGATTCCATCCATTCCAAAGGCACAAAAAAATCATGGTAATCATCGAGATCGTTATCTTGTTTTGGTAAATGAAATGCATCAGTCATTCTAATTTGTTTAAATTGATCAAAATTTTCATTACTAAAATCTCGAGGCGATTGATTATCACATTGCTCTGTGTCCGAAAAAAGATGTACTAAATTACCACAGTCTGACCATTTCCACGGAGCTCTACCGTAACCTTTCCATTTGTTAACTAATTTTTCAAAATACGATGTATCATTAGAACCATCATGATGTAATTCTCCAATTTCAACAACCTTAAATGAATATATAAATCCTTCTCTACCTGCTAATTCTCTCAAAGTTAATATTCTATTTATTTTGGGTTGATTGACTAAACATATTAATTTATATTTTTTAGAATGATCAGGGATGGTCCAATGATCGTATTTTCTATATCGAGAAAAGAAACAGTTAACTGCAGCAAATGGATAAGGCTTTACATTAATTTGTGGACTACTAGAATAAAAATGATTATGCCATTCAGAATAATTTTGAGGCAAATTTAAATCACAACTAACATACCACGTGTTAGGAGCATTTTCGGGATGAATATTTGAATGTATCAAATATAATAACTTATCGTGTACGCCTTCACTAACTCCCTGATGTGGATAATAACCACCTGCTTCATTCGCATTCCATATGCATATACGTTTATCTGTTTTTTTCGATAATAATTCAAGCGTATCTTCCCAATTTGGTTGTGAAGTATTCCACTCATCTTCTCGAAAATATTCTGAGTCCTTAAATACGCGCTCACCATGTGATAGATGTATCCATTCTCTCATACGAAAAACCTCTCCGCTCTTCGACCCCACCACATGCATTCACGAGCCCATTTTTCTAAATCGCCGTTATAGACTTCGTAAGGGTCTTTCATCTTGTTATATTGATTCGTTGTTATAGAATAATTAAATCCATATTCTTCTTTTAAATAATCTTCTATCTCTCCATAGAAACGATTCTTTTCTTTAGCAATGTGTATTGCTGTGGCTTCTTCATACTCCCAGTATATATTAGAAACATCCGATACTTTACGACCCCATGGAATCTCTCTATTAAACACTTTCTTTAACATTCTCATTGTAATTGTATATTCTCTATACAATAATGTTTGATCATTATTAATAAACCATTCGAATAATCCGTTATAAAACTCTCTCATTGATATGTTATGATTATTTTTTAATTCTAATGCTAATATTCTAAGCCATCCTAAAAAATGTAGAGATATCATAAACCACTTCCACCCTGTTGCTTCTAAGTAATCATCAAATGTCATACTGTTAGATCCAACGACTACGTTATTGACTTCTTCTAATAATTGATCTGGGGGATTTTCATGATGAAAAAATGCGGGGGATGTTTGCTTTATTTGTACATTATATTTTTTGAGATATTCAGGATCGCCAAATGGAGTATTAGGTAATGCAACCATTACATATATGCCGATATAATTATGATAATTTATATCGTCAATCAATCTATATATTCCTTCTTTAAAACTATCTAATGATTCCTCTGGTAGGCCGAGAATAGTTTCTATATAAGCAGGCATACCTCTCCATTTTAAATTTGCTAATACCTCTCTTAAATTAGTATTTTCATTTGCTCTTTCGATCGCTTTTAATGTAGAAGAATTCATCGACTGTAGAGCGATCGTAACACTCTTATTGAGCCCTACCTTCCATAAATCTTCTGCTATATCAAATAAGAATGGTTTCTTATGCTTTGCCCACGTTATATTAAGAGCATTAGGATAACCAGTCAATTTATACTTATCTATAAGTAAGTCGGATATAACTTTTTGCTCTTTATACATACCAAAGTTATTATCAATTAGATGTAGATACTCTATCTTCTTATCTGATACCCAATCAATTTCTCTTACTAACTTATTATAATCCTGTTTAAATATCTTCGTCCAATGCCTATCTCCAACTTCGCAGAATGTGCATGTATAAGGACAACCTCGTTCTAATTCTACTAAACTCTCCCACTCATATGAATGATTTTTAATTGCTAGGAGATCATCAAATAATCCATCAAGATATGGACTAGGCATAGATGATATATCTTTTACTCTTTCTTCTAAGGGTGTTGAAAAGAAAGGTGTTGTGATTCCTTTAACATTTCTTAAATCCTCTTTTCGATGTAAAGCTTTCAATATATTCTTAAATACTATCTCGCCTTCATTATGTACTATAACGTCGATATAAGGCCTGTCTTTGAGAAACTTTTCGCATCGACCGTATTTTGGTATACCTAATCCACCATATATGATCACACACTTAGGATTTATGTATCTTATTTGTTTAGCTAACTTATCACTAACATGAGTATTCCATACAAAATACGAAATACCTACAACATCACATTTTGATAATTGTTTAGCAGTTTTATTGATATCTAAATTTTCATCTAGAACATATATCCAATCATGAACATCAAAAGAGTAACTATCGGTAATCTCTTTATCAGTTTTACAATAACTCCAGATACAACCCGTAGAATAGGGTAATTTAATCTGATTAGTAAAAATATGTGAGAGTTCTACGAACGCAATACGTTTAGAAGTCATACTGTTGTAAAGTACCAGTTCTGTTTAAATCTAATGTTACACAATGAAAGCCTCCGCCTAAAGTTTTTGCATGTCTTAAACGCATAGGGATTGCATCAATGTTGTGATCTCTTAATTTCGTAATAAGAGGAAGTTGATTTTCATCTACAATACATACTTTTTCATTAATACTTAATAAGTTTAATCCTATTGCAGGTGATGAGATAGCTGCACTGGCATTGGATGATCCGCCGGCACTTGGGATACCTTGATCTACTATATCAGTAAAGAATATTTTATCCCAATTCTTAAATATCTTCGGATAATTTTTTGGAGTGCATCGTTGACCGTTTAATAATACTAATCCAGGTCTTAATGGTATCACCGTGCTATCAAAATGAGCTCCTGAATATGATTCTCTTTCTATATGTATTTTATATTCCGGAAACATTGATTGGAGCCATTCACCTCCTTTTTCATTACCGCTATTACTCACTTGATATATTAAGTCTCTACCCATTCTTACAACATTTGGAGCATCAAAAAGAGCTTCTTTATTCATCAATGTTGGTTTTGATAAATCATCAAAATTAAATGATTCATCTAATAACTGAGGCCTAGGCGCGGAGAACCATTTACCTTTACATTGATTCAAAATATGTCTATATGCATGCATCTCAAAATATCGGCTACGCATAACATTGGGCGTTTCAATTATACAATCATTTAGTACTAAAAATATATCACGCGGACAATAAGTACACCACCCCTGCGCAATCCAATGAGGAGTCATAGACCTTCTTTTATGATTAATCTTTTTTGGTCTATAAACTTTTATATCCTGACTTTCTAAAACTCTACATAATAATTCCAAGTCCTCATTAGTTTCTTCTATAACTTGCTTATCATATGGACCTGTTATAGAATTAATTTGCTCTTCACTTAAATTTGCATACATGAAATTTTTCATGGATAATTCAAATGAAGGAATTATAGCATTAGATGCGTCACCAACTATTACTTCTTTTAGCGGATCCCAACCATTATTTGATTGTATATTCATTTTGTTTACTTCTTAGTATATCAAGTAATTCATTATCAGAAATTGTCCGCTCTTCTTCACTACCCCATAAATCTACAAATAAGGTTTCTCTTTCTCTCTGGATCTTTTTTAATAACTCATAGTTATGATCTAACTTATCTTTTATATTCCACGGGCTGCCTATTCCTTTAATAATCTGTCGTATTTTTATTGGATCCTCATTTATATATCGTAAGATTTGTTCTTTCATCTTCTTATATCTGATAAGAAAATCAGCTTGTTCGTCAAATTCATAATCAAACAATTCCTCAAATATTTCAAAGCCTAAATGTTTTAATGCTTTGTTTATATGTTGATCTCCTAAGATTAAAAACGGTTTCTTGTTTGAGAGAGCCTTTAAAGTTTTTTCTGTAAAATATATTCCGTTTTTAATATACGATTCTGTTACAATATCAATATTACTTTCATAATATTCTAACGGCACTGTGTTATTTAAATACCATTTGGATCTATCTAAATCTTTTTCTTCAAAAGATTCGAACTTTAAAGGGAAGCCATTATTTTCTGTTAAAACTCTGGGCTGAATAATTTCTGTTTTAAGACGTTTCTGTATTTCTGGTATCTTCGGACCAAAATTAAATCCTGGTTCTATATTTTGTACATGAGGATATGGAAAGAATGAATATTCAAAATAATCATATTTCCTCAGATCAGCAATTAACAATAATCTAAAGGATTTTGGAGAACTATTAAGAGATATGAAATTATATTTAACGTCTGGATTTAATATTTCTGGGAAAGATATATCCCATACTACAAAAGGATAAGATAAGCATTCAATATTCTCATTATAATATCTTATTTTACAGTCGGGACTGATATAAGTTAGTTTATATTTTTTATTATATTGACCACATAATTCTTCAAAGAATTGTGACCTATCAACTTCATAATCTATTAATATTACATCATCATCAGGTAATACAAATGAATCATCATACCTTACAATCATACCATACTATAATAATTACCAATTTTAAATAATTCTTTTTGTGTTGTCCACTCACCTCTTTTTCTTACTTTTATATCAGTGAGCACCTCTCTATCATATTGACTATACGCGCATGCTTTAAAATCTATAGAAACTCTAGTATTGGGAGATCTATTATAAACATATCCACCATGTAATAATTGATCAAATACTAATACCTGACCTTCATTGCAAGCGCACATTTCTCCATCTACAAATATACCGTTATCTTCATCCATATCTATTAACGGCACTATAAAATTTGTCTCAAACTCTGGATGATGAAAAGGGTGATCCATTTCATAATGTAAATTAGCTTTTCTACCATTTACCTTTGTAGTTTTTTCAACAAACTTCCAATCATATCCAGATGGAAATATTTTTACTGATGGTAAGCGTTGAATAACTGTGTCTTCACCGAAGTACGGTTTAATTACTTCTTTCTGAAAATCCCACCACATATGTCTAAAAGCATATGCTTTATTTACAACCTCTTTAAAGAGTTTTTCAATCAATCCATATTGTGTATCTTCTTCAGGTAGATGTATTCCTCCAGCAGTACTATATGTCACTGGTTTGATATCATGATTTAAATGTATATCTTCAAGTCGACCTAAGCAGTCTTCAAACCATTTCCTAAAATTATATTTCTTTACATCATATCTGATTATCTTAATCATATATAAATCTTTCTTCGTCTTGTTCGAATGGTGTTGGATCTACAAAGTTTTTCTTGAATGGTTTAAAAGTTCTTGTCCGAATAATTTCTTCCATCACATCATGATTTTCTTTTGAAAGATGGTTCTGTCTTAGTTCCCATCTTGGAAATCTATTTTCTTTATAATTAATAAATTCTTCATTACTAGCCCTCAATAGGCTATAGTTATGCAAATAAAATAAATCATCATTTAACCTATCACCCATATACGAATCATTAGCATGTAATAAAAATACGGTTACTTTACATTGTTGAATTCTAGATATCATATAGAGAAAAGATTCACATTTGACAGTCGAATTATCTATTTCTGCTTTAAATGTTTTATAAGCATAATCCATGTGTAATCTATACTTCTCATACCACGCTGTAAGAGGAATCTCGGCATTCTTTGAATTTTTTCGAAACAAATCCGGAAGAGTAGTTTGATTTTTACGTTCATCCCAAAAAACGTCTTCTGGACAAATTTGTTGGTATCTATCTTCCCGTTGAAATTCTCTCGGTACATGAAAATGAATTCTATCGCGACCTGAAATAATAAAAATTATATGATCATCTTTTGTATATTTCTTATAACGTTTATATAACTCGCGAAACGAATAATGAGGCCCTGTTGCAGACTTAGCAAAATTTCTTCCTCGATGCATCGGTTCATCTCCTAATCTTTCATACCATGATGTAAAATTTGTATCAACCGATTCGTGAACCGGCATTCCTATTTTCCAATTAGGATCTGCGAAACTGTCTCCGTATATATCAATCATTCCAATTTAAAATACTAATATCTTTATAATGATTACTATCAGCTATATCTATATCTTCTACTTTTTGTTCTCCTCTCATAAACATATCAAATTTAAATAATCCTAGTTCGGCTGTCTCAGGTGTCATATACATGTTATAACCATCTGCCATAAGTTCATCATCTACATATTTAACATCTTTATTTCGACCCATATAAATCATCGGTCGTGCCCATTTAACAAAATCCTTATCATCTGTTAATATCATACCCCCTCTAACAGTAGATATTGTTTTTCTATGATGAAAACTGAGACAATGATAACTTCCCGGAAAATACATATCCCTAGTGAATCGACAAGCACCATCAACAATATTTAACGGCTCTATTGGATAATATCCTTTCCATTTAATATCTTTAAATTTCAACCTATATCCAGCTTGTCGAAGAGCTTGAGGGACACTCACATATGTTTGTTTGGGTACCTCAGCTATATTATTATATATGTCAAATGGCTTAGTTTTTTTATTCCATAATGCTGATATGAAAATTGCGTTAGTACAACTATCTGTTGCTATGGCGTACTTAGATCCTGCAAACTCAGCAATTAATTTTTCAAATTCTTCTACTTTGTTCCACATTAAATTTTTCACAATAAAGATTATAATTATATTCTATTTTATCTTTAATAGATAATTTTATAGAATGTTCTAATGTACTAGGTTCCATATTCATGTAAGGTTTTACTGTCTCACACAACTTATCTAATCGCTTTTTATTATTTCTAAATTTGTCAAAATTATAATTAAACAATTCTTCAAATAATTTAAAACCTAAATCTTTTAACTTAGCATGAATTCCACTTCCACCCCAAACCAAAAATGGTTTTTTATATACTATGGGTTTCCATGTCTTTTCTGTAATAAAAAGAGTCTCAACTGTTGATTCTAATACCAAATCACAATTAGATTGATAATATTCAACGGGGACCAATTCTTGAAATCCGTGATGATCAGATTCTATTTCCGTAAGACTTTTTATGTCTAAATTAGAAAATCCGTTCTTACCCTTATATTCTTTCAAGGGCTTATTCGGATGCCACTTATAATCTGTTTCATTAACCATAGAATAAGGATAATTCGAATATATAAAATATTTATTAGTATAGAAGTTATCTAACAAATCATACTTATGTTTTCTAGGTGCCGAACATAAACTAATAAAATTATATTTTATAGGACCATGTATAACAGGCTTATGATAATATACGTCTCTACTGCGCTGACTGATCTCAGTCAAAAAAGAATAAGGATCGTATATTATTTTGAGTTTATCACTTTTCAAATTCCCATCGGCGGTATAATAAGTTACTTCATTAGGCAATGTTTCTAAAAATGTAATAATCGGTTCTCTATCTACTTCGAATACATCATATACTTCTATCGGGCCCTCTATATCTAATAAAGGTGTTAAATCTGGATCGTTAACGGTGGGTGGTTCAATTATAAATTTCATTCGTATATAAAGTCTACTAATTGATTTGGATCTTCAGCATAACGTCTTTCTACATTTTTTACACCGCGAATAAAATGCTCATGAAATTTAGTAGGCAAATCTGTTTTCTTAAAATGGTTTATCATAATATTACTCAATATTATATGATTACGATAAGTAAAATGATTAAGAGTTCCTTGAAATTCTAATGATTCATCAACCCATTCTTTTTTTGAATGTTCATATAATGGAATTGGATAAAAATAAAATAAATCATCATTAAGTATTGAAAAATCAAATAAATTTTCTTCATATACTTTACTATAGGGATTAGGATTCATTCCCCATACTCGAAAAACAATCATCTGCCAATTATTCTGTTTAGATATAGTAGAAAGATATGAAATATTCTTTAAATTTAAATGATCGAATTCATCGCGCATGCTATCATAAATTGCATTTACACATTTTGCCCAACGAATCTTACAAGCAGAATCTCGCTTAGACTTGAAGTCGGGATAACGCTCTCGAATATCTTTATCTTCCTGCCAATCCTCATATACCTGAGAGGCATGCGATTCGTCTTTAAGCCAGGTCCATGGGATTCTATATGGACTTGATAATACAAATACAAATTTATCATTTTCTTTGAATTTATGGTCCTCGTAAAGTCGATGAAATTTTTTCAACGATGCTGAGGGACCTTCACCGCATTTACCATAATTCTTATGTTCTTCATTGAGGTTACTGGAAAGCATTTGATACCAACGTTCATGCTCCTCAACTCCTAAACTTTCTGCGGGTTCATTCTCTACAAAACTATCACCAAAAAGATATATCATGCTTCTCTATCAAATGTGGGATCATCATCTCTAGCTTTAATTTTGAGATGGTCAATTTTTATGCCGTTCATTATATCGTGTCGTTCTTTATTTGTTAAAAATTCCCATTTTACTTCTTTAGATCTACTTGGATCACTTGGGTCGGATCTAAAACATTGATGTGTTTGATCACAATATGGTTTAGTTCTAGAAAGACCGCATGTACAAAAAGCATGCTTTCCTTCTACAATCTCTTCTCTTCCATCTGGATAAACAACTTTAAATTTCCCCCACACTTCTAAGGCGATTTGATAATCTTCTTCCTGTCCGACATTTATTATAGGAATTCCGTCTTCGATAGCTTTTTGTATAGCTATCTCTTCTTCTTCAGCGTTCATATTAATCTATAGAATTTGTAGGCATTTTCTTTTCAATGTTATAAGCTTTTTCACCGTCATAATAATATAAAGATTGATGAGGGTCTTCGATAGGAGTGCTATTACTTTGATAATAAAATTGTCTTATAGCATATCTGGTGCCATTTGTTATTTCAGTTACACTATGTGGAACCGAATCATTATTTTTAAATAATACTGATGTATTATGATCCGGCGTATGATTCCACATAATATTTTTTCTTTCTTTATCCCAGATTTGAAATTCACCTCCTTTACAATATCCAAGATAAACAATTAAACTAAAAACCCTGTTTAGTTTAACTCTGTTATTCCAATTAAAATCTATATGAGGATCGAGTTTACACCCTTTAACCATTTTAGATATACCCTCACCAACACCTAACGGATCAAATAATAATCCACTAGTATTAGTTTCCTCTTCTAAATTTTTAATTGTACGTTGTGAATGAAGTTGATTATAAACTTCTCTAAGGTCGTCGTGCTGTTCCCAATCATAGTATTCAAACATTAAACTATTATTTCTCTCAAAAGTTTTCCAATCTTTAATTCCTTCGAGAGTTTCTAAACAGCTTGACGCTAAATCTTTATCAAGAGACCATGACTTCATTGTGCTCCATAAGGTTTTCTAGCATAATGGACGAAACCCATTCTGCTTCACTTCTATTTACCACTACGAAATCTCCATCCTCATCTAAAACCACAAAATTACCGGTTTTTTTAAATATTCTAATTTGATATTGTCGTGATTGGGCTAGAAAATCAGTGTGTTGTTCTAGTTCAGGATACCTCGATATGTTCATCGCGTTTCTCTGTATTATTATCTAATTGAGAATTTCGTAATCTATATATATTCTCATCTTTCAAAGGGAAGGGAATTACTTTTGCGGGACCTCTTAATTCTTGAAGTTTTCTAGCAATCCAATCCTTCATGCAGCATATTTCAATAAGGTTTCCCATCTAGGCATTCCTGATTTCATAATATTTATTGCGGCAGGTAAAGTTCTCATTGTGGGTTGAGATATTTTCTTTGCTTCCGCTAACTCTTTTAATTTTCTCAATACCATTTCCGCCTGGCCTTCCGATACACCTGTTTCTTTAGCAATAACTGGAACCACTGCTTCCATTCTTTCCATTAATTCTCCGGGAGATAATGAAATATCAATAGTTAAAGATCTTGATATAACAGGTTGAGGTATTTTATCTTTTGGAAGATTTGATATAAAAATAACTCTACCATTAAATTCAAAAGTGTTCGGTAATCGTGGTAACTTACCAGTTTCTGGATCTCCGCCTGCTACCAAATTTTGTTCAATTCCATCTTCAATTTGTATGATTGCAGCACGAGGTAAAGATTGATCAATTGGTACAGTTGATTTTGAAGACCACGATATCTCTCTTTCATCATAACTATCCAAAGCAGCTTTTAAAAGATTTTGGGAGGTCATATCTTTAAATACATCATCATTATCGTCAAATACAATTAATTTTCCTTTTCTCGCCATAAAAAATTCAGTATATAATCCAAATACCGATGTTGCGCCTTTACTAATTTTATAATCTGCTTTTGTTATTCCAGCTTTCTTTATACGTTCTTTCACAGTAAAGGATTTTCCTGTTCCTCCGCCACCTGTTATCAAAAGAGCTGGTCGAGCATCTCTAATAACTAGGTCAACTAAATCGGATAAATCTTTAAATAACTCATCTACTGGAACTTTATCTGCAGCAGCTTCTATTTTCTTTTGAGATGGATCATCTTGAACAGTTTCTTTTTCACCTACATCAGTATCTAATAACATTGTTATATTAACAGTCCCGCGTTTTCCTCTAGGTAATTTTGATAACTGATATTGATTTACTTTTTTTCCTAATCGGCGAGATATATCTTTTAATTCAGATACTTTAACTTCGGAACTACCTAATTCATGATAAGCAGCTCTTGCAACGCTAGCAAGATCTAATTCACCAGAAGCTTCATTAATTGTAATTTTAAGTTCTCGAGCTTTTGGGGATTTAATAAAATTTGAAAGGGTGTCTACTAGTTGAATAGAATTAAGATGATGTAAACCGTGAACGGTTCGTGTAGGCCAAGGAAAATCTATATTCCAACTATCCCAATAATCACAAGAAGTGATACTGGTTTGCTTAGCATTTTTCTTTTCCCAGTTTAATCTGATAGCCTTTCCCTTATCACCAATAAGAAATAAAATACCTACACCTGCGCCGGTTTTAGCTTTTTGAAACTGTTGACCAACACCTTCACCGCCATATTGATAAAAGGATAGGCCGGCTTTTCTTTCTAAGACGGCCCTTATCCTATCAACAACTGGTTGTATAGATTTAGCACTAAATGTTGCTTCAACTATAAACTTTTTAAAAGATTCCATAATTCACCTCAAAGTTAATTTATGTTATATTTATTCAAGAGAATCTTTCTAAGGTCTTATCTGCATTGGATTTTTAGGATACAATTTTTCCACATCCACTGGCAATGCCTTTAATGTTACCGACACTTCGCGAAGTGCTCGTTTTCGAATAATTAATATTGTAATTGTATCCCCAACCTCATATTTTCCTAATTCATCAGAAAATTTTAATCCATCATTTGTTGGAACACCGTTTACTCCAATAATTGTATCATGTGGTTTTAACGGTTCCGGGACTCCGCCATCTGGTTTTATATACAAACCTAAAGTATTTGGAATATATTCTGATTTGCGATCAGGAAATTCTTTTATTATTTTATCTCTGGCTTTAAGACCGAGTAAACTCATAATCGTTACTCCAACTGCTGGTCTTTCAACTTTACCTATAGCTAGCATAGATTCTACAGATTTTAATACAATATCTCCCCTAATTGCTAACCCTACTCCACTACTTCCAGCTCCTCTGGACAAAATCATCGCATTAATTCCTATAATTTCACCTTTCATATTTAAAAGAGGTCCTCCGGAATTGCCCTTATTGATAGCTGCGTCGGTTTGCAGTACTTTAATATAAGGATGCCTTGCATATCTTTCGTTACTAGAAATAATCCCTTTAGTTAAAGTCCAAGCCATTCCCATTGGATGGCCCATTGCATATACTTCATCTCCTTCTTTTATATTAGGAGTGTCTTCAGATATTTTAACATAAGATTTTGGTTTCACATCTCCTATGACTTCAAGTAATGCTAAATCCGCTAATGGATCTAATCCGATTACATTGACATCATACATATCATAATCATTTTCATTATAATAGATTAATTTAATAAAATTTTGTTTATGAACACAATGATAATTTGTGAGAATATGTCCTTTATCATCGATAGCAACTCCAGCACATAATCCGTTTTTAGTAGGATCTGTAGTTGGGTCTATATTGGCACTTGTAGAAAGCAGAACTATAGCCTGCTTGGCCCTTTCTACTATCGATTGAAAGTTTGATGTATTTTTAACTTCAACCAGTTCATTATCTGTTTGAGTTGATGGTTTATTTAAAAAAGTAGAATTACTACATCCAAAAGATAACAATAACAAAACAAAACACATCAAACTCATGTGTTTGAAGCTTTTCATGTATTATCCTTGAAAAATTGTTTCCGGTACCTCTTCTGATTCTTTCTGTTTTTGGTCTGGTGACTCTTCTTGTGAATCTTCCGGTACCAGTGGCACTAAAGTTTCATTATCTAGATTTTTTAAGTTATTTTTAAGTCTATCTAAATCTTCTCGTGTTTTATTATCCTCCATTGCAAAGAATTGAGGAAGAGTTTTATATTCAGATACACATTCTATCGCTTTACCCATGAATAATTGGCCAGCCCATGATTGATCAAAGACTTTTGCTTTATATTGTTCAGCATTATGTTCACGTCTAATTTTATCTAACACACAAAAACAATGAGTTAACATTTGTCGTTGGGCCCACGGTGTCGGTGCTTGTCCTATAAGGCCCGGATGTGTTATCACTATCCATTTTAAAGTTCCTTGAAAACACGCATTTGTTGTATCGTATAAAAGCTGGGTTGACCACTTTTCTTTTTCTAATATTCCTGGAAATCCTTTGAACCACGGATTCTGTTCTTGGCTCATTGAAAATTTCGCAGAAGAAAGAATTAACACAAATATTAAAATTAGAATTTTTCTCATGCTTCCATCCTTTATTTATTTATAGGTTCATTGAGAAGAGCCTCATCTTTAGGCCCGTGATCTATAATTTGACCATATTCTTTAGATTGCTTAAATACTGTTCTTCTTACCGGTTCATGTCCGTTTTTTAATTCTATATAATACATTAAAAATGTATCTGCTTGCATATTTAAACCATCATTTAATTCCATGTACTTATAAACTGCCTTTACAATACTTTCGGCAAATTCAGGTGACATCATATATGCCGTACATGGCGGTTGGCCTAGAATCGCTATTCCATCATCTTTTTTATAATCACTACCTTTTGATACAAATCTTTCAAATTTAAATTTTAAATCGTAATAATCCTCTATATCGGGATTTTTACGAGCATCATGTTCAAAACAAACTATTGACCTTCCCAGTTTTGCACACCTCTTCCATAATTCAAAATGAGTACAAAAACAAGCTTTTTCCGTCTCATGAATCTCACGTTTAAATTTACGACCGTGAGTCGATACTTTATATTTTTGAAAACGTAACTCCGGAGACAACATTCCGGGTGAACATGCGGGAAAGAATTCTAGATCAATATTGAATTCTTGTTTGAAATGTTTATTACCTTCACGGGCATATTCTTCAGATATAGAATTACCCTCAATCACGTGCATAAAATACATTATTACATTTTTTATCCAACCTGTTCAGTATAACAATTAGGGCATATTATTTTAGATTGGTGTTTTTCAGAACCGGGCGGCATATTTTGAGAAAAAGGCAAATTACAAGAAGAACACTTAAAATGTCTCACTTCAGTGTTACCAGCGACAGCATCAGCTTTTTGTTTTTCTTCTGCTGGATTTACTATATTTGGGCCTCTGTAAACCCCAAGTGGCCTTTGAGCCGTTGCTTTATTAGTTATTCTCATTGCCAGCCTAATTGTTCTTTACCGTTTTTCATATCTTTAAGTGGTGTAAAGCTTTCTCCACAACCACATTGATGTCCGAATTTGAGGCGATTAAATACAAAACCCTGCTCAACTAAATTTCCTATTTTATAATCTACTTCAACATCACCCATTATATTATTTAGCAACTCATTATCAACAACCATTTTAACTCCGTGTTGCTCAAAAACCGCATCTGTAGGGTCAACTGTATCTTCGTAATCTAAACTATATTTCCAACCTGAGCAACCACCTTCTTTGGCACCTACTCTTAAATATGAATCCACCCAATGCTTATCTTCAGCAATACACATTTGTTTAAATTCAACTGCTGCTTTTAATGTTATTTTAAGTTCACATCCAACTTGGTGTTCCTGCATTCATTCCCTCGTGCATAAATGATGTTCTACAACCACAACTGCCTTTCGCAGATGGGTTATTAAACTTTAGTCCGCGATCATTTAAATCATTAGACCAATCTATTTCTGTTCCTTTTATATATAAATGACTTTTTTTATCTACCACGCAAGTGAGCCCGTGGCTTTCAAATTCTAAATCAAATTTACTTTTTCTACTATCAAAATCTACAGTATAAGTAAATCCCGAACATCCGCCACCTTTTACACCTATTCTGCAAAACGTCTCTTGACTAACATTTTGTTCGCCCATAATCTTGAGTACCACGTTGGCGGCCCTCTCTGTAAACGATATCATTCATTTCTCGTCTGCGGATAATTTGGCAGCAATAGCCATTTGCTTTCGTTTTTCTTTAGATCTACCCTTAAATTGTGGTGCATCAGATTTTTTAAAATCATCAATATAATCGCCCATAGTAGAATCTTTACCTAATTTTTCCATTACATAAACATCTTTTGTGTGTAAAGCTTTTTGAGCATCTTTAGCGGCTTTAGATAAAGATTGATTTGGGCCTGACGTCCAAAACTCTTTATCATTACCCATATCTACATCACCCATTCTCTTAGTGGTAAATGCCCACTTTCCTGTACCTTTGGCTTTTTTACCATGAGATCTCATATAACGATCATGATTTAAACCTTCAACTTTTATAAATGTTCGAAATGATTTCATTATCTCAACCCCAGTTTATCGTAAATTGCACCTACTTCTTTAAAATCATTCGGTTTTAACTTATTAATTTTTGGAATTTTGCCTTTTCTTAATTCAGAAGCGATACTCGTTAAATCAAATGATTTATACTTTTTTGCGAGTTTCATTATCTGATCACCGGCTTTATTCATTGCTTTATACTTATCAGCCATTTTCTCATCAATTGCTTTCATATGAATTCTAGGTTCTCTACTCTCTTCTTTTTTTTCTTTATCTTTTTTTGCTTTCTCTTTAGCCTTATTTGATAAATGATGACTAATTGCCGCTTTTGTAGCCCCTGCTGCAACACCACCTGCGACTGCCTTACCTACAGAGCTTGGTATTTTTGATATTGCATTCGCTGCTTGCCCTAAACCAAATCCTGCTCCGGCTGTGCCGATTCTGCCTGCTCCGCGCCCTACACCTTTTAAGATTGCTCCACCTATTCTCGCAGCTCCTAAAGCTAACGGGACGAACGGAACTTCATTTACTTCATTATCTTCTGGTAATTCTTTCCATCCAAAATCTTTCATAATATCATGAACTGCTTTCTTACCTTTTGGACTGAGTTTTTTAATAAACTTATGTGGGATTCTACCCTTCTGTAATTCAGAAGCAACTTTTGAAAGGTTGAATTTATCTGTTCCACCTTTACTTGCAATTTTTTCTATTTCATCTCCCACTTTATTTCTTTTTGGATAATTATGAAATCCCGCAGTATCCATAATACCCTCATCAAATTCAACTTCTTCTTTTTTTTCTTTATCTAAGAGTGCCGCTATTTTAAGTAAATTTTGTCTTTCAGATTTAGAGAGCATCTTTAATTGTCTATCTCTAGCAATCTTTTCCAAAGACTTTGCATATGATGCAGTAGATTCTTCAAGAGCTTCACTAACACCATCTGATGCATCATCATACATTTCGGGATCTTTCGCCATATCCCTATATATTTTTCGTATTTGAGGCTTCGTGATTCTATTAATGATTAGATTCTTCCAAGCTTCCGGTTTTAATTGCGTTCTCAATTCCATTTTAATACCTGACTTTGCAGGTCCTTCAATAAAAACAGGAGTTGATATACCAGGAATTAATACTTGCCAATAAACAGCCTCTTCAAGAACTTCTTCTTTAAGTTCTTCTTTTTCCTGAACTGGTTTAAAATATTCTTTAAATTTTTTCATAGTGCCTGCTTTTCCTTATAATCTGCAATTGCTGCTTTAATAGCATCTTCCGCAAGAACTGAACAGTGAATTTTTACTGGTGGGAGTGATAATTCTTCAACAATTTCTACATTGCTAACTGTCATAGCTTCATCAATAGATTGACCTTTAACCCATTCCGTTGCTAATGACGACGCCGCTATAGCAGAGCCACACCCAAATGTTTTAAATTTTGCATCAACGATTTTATTATCTTTAACTTCAATTTGAAGTTTCATTACATCGCCACATTCAGGCGCTCCAACAAGACCAGTACCAACACTATTGTCAGAGGAATTAAGAGAACCCACATTTCTCGGTTGTTCATAGTGGTCCACTACCTTTTTTGAATATGCCATAATCGCCTTTCAATTTATTTATGAAATTATGCCTCTGGATTAGGCTGGGCATTATAGTTTAATAATGAGGCAACAAATGTATGATAAACTCCGAGTGCATCGGTTCGAGGACTAGCCATAACCATTACAAATTTCTTATCTATTTCATATCTACCTAAATTAGCGTTGGTAGGAAATGGTGTAGGTTGTAATCTTTCAACATTACGGCCCATATCTGCATCATATTCAAAACCCCAACGAAACTGAATAGCTTCTATTAATTCATATTTATCATCTAAATCTCTAACTTTAGAAACTAACTCTTCTCCGGTAGTTAATTTAATTACTTTTATCTCATGTTCGAAAACCGCCTTGGATAATGCGGCGTCATGCGTTTCATTCATATCGGAAATCCTGTTTTTATTTTTAAGGTTTGAGAATGTCCACAATGAGGACACCAGAATTTTTCATTATCTGGGAGGGTTAAATCCATTTCCATTTTACTTGGAGAATGCGCGTAACTCCACCATTCCTGGCAAGAGCCGCATGTAAAATGATATAAAATTTCTGTTGTATATGAGTGTCTGGAATCTGCGTATTCGGGAGGAATGTTAGATTGCCAATAACTCTGTGTTGGTCTAACTGGCATAATATATTTAAATTTAAAGTTTTTATTATATACTAAATTATATAATAAATCAAGTTTTATTTGCGACCATCCTGTAGTCCATTTTGATAGGCCTCAAGAAGAGCCCTATCCGCAAATAATGCAATGGTTTTTTCGTGATCTAAAGGTAATTGAGTCATTACATAACTCATAAGACTATCTCTATACCTTCTTTTATTTTTTGGATTTTTTTCTAGTTTGTCTGTATAATTCAAATGTTTATCCCCACATTTGTTGTTCTAGCCTTTCGACCTGTTTAAGTTCTTTGCGAAAATCCTTTATCCGCTGCCTTTCTGCTTCCTCACGTTTTATCCTTTTTTTCATTGAAGGTTTTTGAAAATATCTTCGTTTTTTTATCTCATTAAGAGTGCCTTCTCGAGATACTATTTGTTTCAATTTTTGTAAGGCTTTAATAATATTTCGCTGGTCCGAATCCTTATGACCAATCTTTACTGTAATCATATTCTTCCATTTCTAACCATGGTTTATCATAAATTGACTTTGGCCACTCTTCATACCAAGGACCACCTAAAGTGAAATGAGCGGCATTAATATCTTTACGGTCAGGGCAATGTTCTTCCCCAACCAACCAATTCCATTCCAAAGGAATGGATCCTATATTTTCCTCTGAGCCGGCCCATTCTAACTGGTGTAGGTAACTCATAGGAGAATGAAAAATTTCCTCAACTGTTAAAGGAAATACCTCTTTATTAAATATCATTAAACTAGACCAATTCTTTCTAGGATAATTAATATTTCGCCAACCTTTACGTTTTTCCTTCCCTGCCATTTTCACAGTAGTTACAGATACATATTCAGGGTGTTTAGCAACATATAATATTTTACTATCATCTAATTTATCATATAAAGACAACGGATTCTTGAAAAACAAGAAATCATCATCTACAAAAGCAACCCATTGATGTTCTATTTTATAATCTATTAATGGAACTAAATATCTAGTTCTCGCGAAGGGATTATTTGTTTTAGGTACCCAATAATGTGGAACATCGTGAGTAACTACTCCAAATTGCGCTAAAGATTGTCTACATTTTCTATTAGCGACTTCTCTACCTGGTGTATAACCAACAAAAAAATCTATCATGTGTTTTCCATAATTTGATAACAAGCATCTTTCCAAAGACCTATATCTTTTGAATCAATCTCCTCATATGAACTATTAAAGTAATTGTATAATTCATTCATATAACCAGAAAAACCTTGTTTTTTTGGTGGATCAAAACCAAATACATCTTTAAATATTTTTACTAATCTTTCTTTTCCAACATCTTCTATAAAAGCATCATTATAGAATACAGAATGATCTAAAAAGGGATTCCGGGCTTCTATACAATTCATTCCTAATGCTAAATTTGCACCAATTGCCGCACAGGGGAGAAAGGATCTTTGATCCAAATACTTATTTGCTTGTGCTACATTATTAAATTTTGAGATTTGTTTTCCGATTTGTTGCTTATATTTAGCATTTAAAAATTTTCCATCAGTTACTTTAGAATATTTGGAAAGTTTATTACTTTTATATAAATCATATCCTCCAAATATTTCATCTGCTCCTTCACCTGTCACCATTACTTTTGCATAAGGCTTCATTGCTTTACCCATTATATAATAACCAACATAACTCCACGTATAAGGAATCATATAAGATTTTTGAATATATTCTATTGCGGCTTCACACCATTGTTTTTCATCATTTTTAACTTCTTTTAAAGAATCTGGAAATCCATATTTTTCAACATCGGCTGAAGCCCAGCATTTATCTTTATTGATCGTTGTCACATAACAATCTAATTTATCTTTAAAAAGAGCCGATACAATAGAACTATCTACTCCGCCTGAAACTATTCCGCAATTAACTCGATGGCTTAAATACGGTTGTTTCATGTTTTTTAATAGTTTCAATATATTACCATCATATATTCGTTTTGGCTTAATAATGCGCGATTTAAGGGCTTTACCGCGCATGTTATAAGTTATTATTAAACCTTTAGGAAATAACTTAATATCTTTATAGTGAGTTTTATCTAATGTATAATGCCGTAATTGATGCCAACGTTTAAGGAAATCCTTATCTAATTTTGTTTTAACAGTTGTTGCTATAGATTTTATTGTATTACTAAAAATCAAACAATTTTTATTATAATAAAAAAGAGGTACTTGACCTATAGGATCTCTAATTAGTGTTATAGTGGAATTTTTCTTATCATAAACAGAAATAGCATATTGGCCGTTTACATCATCAAAATTATAATCTTGTCTTCTTATTTTTTCTGCTAACCATTCTGTATCATTGGCATAACCTTTTGTAGGAGCATTATATATTTCACCTGTGTAAGTAAAATAATAATCATCTACATTAAATACTTGTTGGCCTGGAAAAGTTCCAGTAACGGGGAGAACACTTTGATGAAAAAATGACCGGTCATGACCATAATAAGAGAAGCTAAATTCGCCTCTCTCATTTACGTCATTTAAATCTGTATCAATTAGAGATCTATCGCTTATACCAAAAAATCCACACATTACATTATATAATTTTTTTAGCTTATCCTCTAGAAATTACTAATTTAGTAGCGGCAATTGCTGTTCCGGCAATAACTGTTACTCCAGGATCTGATCCTGTTGCTAATGTCCCATCATTTTGGACATAATACATTTCACCTGGTGTTAAGCCGGTTTGATTTGCTTCAACATTTCCGAATGTTAAGATTTTAGCTGTTGCTCCATCCGCATATGTATCTGTTGCAAATCCTACAAAATTCTCCGTGGTAAGATTACTACTAATTGCTTTTGCTTTTCCACCGGAAGTTACAATAACTGGTTTTCCTTTAGTAAGCGCTCCATCTGCGACTATTTCAAATTCACCTGGTTTAACGGGTTCAGGTGGCCGTGGATCTGCGATTAACAACTTTGTAGCAGCCACTGCTTTACCAGCCAATATTGCTCCAAGCGTTGAGTCTGGAGTTGTTGCTAATGTACCGTCCGATTGTACGTAATAATCGGAACCGGGTGTTAATCCAGATTGAGCATCATCAACTGAACTAGACGTTTGAACATTAGCTGTTGCGCCGTCTGCGACTGCTCCGGAAACAATTCCTACAAAGTTAGAAGCTGTGAGATTTGAAGCTCCTGATTCACCAATTGTAGCAGTTCCAAAAACATTATAATCGGAAGCATTACTACCATTTACACCATAGAATACCGCTGATACACCATCTTTTTGTACTGTGGCTCTATAATGCATCCCCATTTGATTCAATCCATATAAAGCAGTTCCTGGATCGGCCTGCAAACTAGAAATAGTTGTACCGGATATGGTGAATGCGCGGCCGTAAAGTTGCTGATTTTTATTTCCAAATCCGTAAACTTTTGTTGTTGGATTTAATCCAAATTTGGGTATATAAGCTTCATCTTGTGAGCTATGTACTTCAAAAGCTGTTCCCATAGAAACAGTAGTACCTGATACTGTACCTATAATTAAATTTGGATAATATGCTTTACGCCATCCAAATATAAAATTTTGAGTACCTGGCATCCAATCCAGATAAGATGTAGATGAACCATTTGAAGCATCTATTGTTGCGGTTGTTCCCACAGAAACAGTAGTTCCGCTTAAACTATAAGTTGCACATTTTGGTTTTGAACCATCATTACCGTCAATCCACGTGAAAACACCTTTACCTTCGGTTCCAGGATCTTCTATCATAGGCATATGACCATACTGCGGATAATCACTTCCTCCTCCGTTGTTCCAACCATCTACCTCAGTTCCTACAGCATAACTTCCGGCTGCATCGGTAACAGTACCACAACGTAGATAAGTATTAGAAACTGCCATGCTCATCTGATCATTAAGTGTATAAGCACAAATGAATCTATTACCTGCTCCGGAATAGTTTTTATCCCAAGCCAAAGTAATTTTTCCGTCTGATGACCAGTCTTGTGATTTTAACACAGCACCTGAACCTACTGCGGTAATAGTTGTGCCTGAAACTGTTCCAAAATTTATACATGGACCAGTTGTATTACCAGAAACTACCCCGAATAAATTTGCAGCTTTTGTATTCCATACAATTTCGGCTTCGCAATGATTTTCAGCGCCTTCACCACCAGTTGCTAATTCAAATGTTGCTTCAGTTCCAAATGAAATTGCATTTGTTCCTGCTGTTACAGTACCAATTTTAGCCGATAGATAACCACCGGAATTTGTATAAAGTATTGCAAATTTAGTATCATCAAAAGGGTCGGCTGCTATTCTCATTGGCCAACTATCCTGTCTTATTCCAGTAGATTCGTCTTGTCCATTATCGGTAACAGAATCGGATCCGGATGAAGTAGCTGCAATTTTTGCAACTTTTCCATCACTCTTAAGAATAACTCTATCACCGTCTGCTAGTGCTCCATCAGCAGTAGCTGAAAGTAGACCACCACCACCTCCACCACCACCGGCAGCCGGAGGAAGCGCAAACGGATCCGCAATTGAAATTTTTGTTGCGGCTATCGCGGTACCTAATAGAACTGAAGGCGTTCCCGGTGTTATAGCTAATGAACCATCTTCTCGAACATAATATTTTGTTCCAACTGTTAAACCGGATTGTGCATCTGAAACTCCTCCGGCGGTTTGAATGGTTACGGTAGCACCATCTGCAACAGTATTAGCGGCAACTCCAATGAAATTAGTTTCAGTAAGATTTGCTGAACCCTCAGCGCCAATATCAACGGTAGAAGTCATTACATTTCCACTACTTAAAGCAAGTGATTGAAGTAAGCATTTTGCTCCATTAGGAGACGCAGTGGCGTACCATGGCCATGCAACGCTGTTATTGATCCAATCATGTACTTGACATTCAACCATGGATCCTTCCATTGTTATTGCATATGTTGATTGATTAATATTCATTCCGACAACATTTAAATATCTGTCTCCGAGACTCTTCCATACAGTTCCTGCTACATAAAATCTATTAGATCCATCATTTCCGAAAAATGGAATAAATGCGGGCTCTGACTGTCCAGATCCAAATTCAAGATAAGCTCCCCAAGTTACTGAAGTACCTGAAACATTTCCAATTGCAACGCGTGGATCACTAGATTTTCTTCCTGAGAAAACAAATTGATCTGTTACAGCGGGATTCCATGCTGAATAAACGGAACCATCACTCTCTCTGAAGTAATCATTTCCATTATATCCCAAATGAATTTCAGAACCTAGAGTAACAGTAGTTCCTGATACTGTGAAAATTTTCATAGCTGGATTTTTTCCACCACCACTATCATTAAGTTTATATGAAACTAAACCCTTACCTTCCGTGGTTGGAGACATAGTTAAAGTGAATTGAGTTGAAGGTGCCTGATTACTGGCAGTATGTATATCAACCTCTGATCCGAAAGTAATGGAAGTTCCGTCATCACCACAAGTACAAGCAATTATTTTGGAAGTTTTATCTCCTTCCGAAATCGTCCATTGGTATGACAGGACCGCTCTATTAGTTGTTGTATGCAAAGGATCCCAATCAAAAAAAGTTGCTCCTTGACCACCGTTACATCCTGCTTCGGCTGCCATGGCAGCAGATTGACCTGTTTCATTCCAAGTTATATCTGTCCCTGAAACAGTTCCACACTTAAAGAATACTCCGTTCTCATCTCCCCAAAAAACTCCTATTAAATTTGATTTTTTTGGATGAAACTTAATTACTGGTTGAGTATTATTAGAGATCGCTGCGGTAACATCTACGGCAGTTCCGTATGTTATGGCATCTCCGGCGCCTATTGTTCCAATTTTTGCGACAAGTTTTTGTCCAGTTGCATTTTCGTATACTATTGCAAATTTTGTATTGTCGGTACCACAATAATCTACAAAAGACCATGAATCTTGAGATCTTATACCTAAGTCTGCGGCGTTATTATCTGAAGTAACGGTATCGAGTGCTGTACCTGAATTTGCTACTGCGGTTACTTTTCCATCTGATTCAATAATACAACATTGCCCGTCAGTTATTGCACCATTTGCTGTTGCTTCAACCTGACCACCAATTACTGCAGGCGTATCCGCGGCAAGTGCTTCGGCATGTTTTGTGTCAGCATAAGAATGAGCGGCAGTGTTAACAGAAGCCGCATAATTATTAACAGTGAGTGTTTCCGCATCGGTATAAGCATGAGCCGCTGTATTAACAGACGCAGCGTACGTATTAACAGTTATAGCATAAGCATTTGCTTGTACACGTGCTTTTTGTTCGGCTAAACTATCAGCAATCAATAATTTTGTTGCTGAAACAGCTTGACCTGCTAAAACTTTGGTTTCTGCATGTGCTGTGGTAGATAAAGTTCCATCGGGTTGAACATAATATGTTGCTCCAACTGTTAGACCCGATTGTGCATCATCAACTGCTCCTGCGAGTTGAATAGTTGCTTCGGCGGCATCTGCATATGCTCCGTCAGAAATTCCTATAAAATTTTCTTCGGTAAGATTTGATGAACCCGGTGTTTCAGTTCCTATTTTTGCTGTAGTAAAGGTAGAATAATTCGATGGTGCTCCACCGGCGTTACCTACTACCATAATTCTTGGTTCAGTAGATTGCAAATCACTGGCAGCATATAAATCATTCATTATCCATCCGGTATCTAATTCAACTGATGCTCCGGCACTATTAGCAATTACTACAGGGGAGGGAGCGGTCCCAGAAATACCGAATCCTCTTACATGAACTTTATTATCATATGAATAAACAGCATGAAACTTTGTATTGGAAAGCGGTGACATTAATGGTCGCCCGAGAGAATAAGATGTACTCGTATCAAAGATTTTTTCAGTTCCAAAAGTAAAATTATCAGGTAAATTAAATGAAGCATGTCGTAAACAAGATTGGTAACTGTTATTTTTATACACGAAAATCATTTCTGAAGTTGCACCAAGAAATTCCACCCAGTTAACATTTGTTCCACCATCTGAACTTAATGTACGATTTGCCTCTTTAGTAATTGTAGTGGTGGAGTTTAATGAACAAACGTTAACCATTGTACCGCCGGGCATTCCCGGATTTTCAGTCCACATTATTACAAATCTTCCTTCTTGTAAAGGATCACATCTTACGCATGGGTTTTGTGCCGTCATTCCAGCTTCGCCGGGTGGTGCTGGGTCGCTTGTGGCCCATACTAAAACATTTGTACCCAGTCCAGCACTTGAACCATCAGACGTTATATCTGCGCCGGCATCAGAACTTACCATTCCTGAAAATACTCCTACTTCTTCACCATTTTCAGAGAGCGGTGGATTTCCTGGCTGAAACCGTGCATAGATACATACAAATCTTCGAGCTATTGAACCTTCTTTATCCCAACTAAGATCTACACTATACATGGAATTGCTATCTGTGCTAGATGGAGACATGGTTCGTTGAGTTCCAAGGGTTATTGAGGAAGCTCCGACCTCACCCGCGACCACCTGTACACCGTTTTGATCACCCCAAGCAAATATTATTAAATTCGCAATTGAAGGATGAAAATGGGCACCAATTCTTTGACTAATGCTAGCACCACTATTCAAAGTTGATGAAGAAAGTTCTTGTGGAGATCCAAATGATATGGTCGTACCAGATATAGAACCTACTTCTATTGTTATTTTGTGATCGGGAGACTCACTAGATGAATCTACATAAGCAATAACAAATTTATTTACATTATTTGGATCATAAGTAATGAAAGCCCATGACCGAAGAGACATAGCTTGGGTGTTATTATCATCTACTAGTGTATCTGATACATCCCATGTTCCTGCACCGGCTCCTACTTTTTTTACTGTTCCGTCATTTTGAAGAATTACTTTATCACCATTTGATAATGTTCCAGAAGCGGTAGCTTTCATTGATCCGCCGCCACCTCCACCTTCGCCATAAGTCCAAGCTGAACCATCATATTTTAAAACTTGATCTGCGGTCATTCCGGACTGTGGAAGTTCGGTTGGAACTGCCTGAGTTTGCCAAGAAGTACCGTCGCTTGTTAAAACGTGGCCTGTCGTTGCGGATGCGTCTGGAATGCGCGGATCCTTAGTTGTTCCCTGTACTGATCCGATATAAGGCATTTTATGTTATCTCCAAATAAGACATGTGGACGTCAAGACTTGATGCTGTATCACTAGTGACGATAAGTTTATCTCCTGTCATCATAACCACTTTCATATCTCCTCCGACCACTACTAAACTAGCTTCGGCAGGGACAGCTGCATCTTTGACTATATGAGTTGTATTTGTTCCATCATTTATTGTAACAGTTGCTTTTGCACCGGAGCCAGTTATATTTGCTAAAGATAAGCCTATTACAGTCACTTCTGTACTAGCCGCAACGGCTGCTCCAATATCTGTAGGAGATGTGCCAACTGCTCTTAATGTTCTATTTTTAAACGCACTTGCCATGAGTAAGTATCCTTTAAATTATCCTAGTGCAATCGCCATTACAATTGCATGACTTTGCATTAATGCTTGGTTATTCGCATCACTTCCGACCTGCAAATCAGTTGTTCCCCAATATAATGAAGTAGAATTGGCATATAACTTATTAGTTTTTACTGCGGGTGCCGATGCATGATCTGTAAATTTTAACGTGGTAGCAACGTGAGCAGATTCTAATTTAACTCCGCCGGTCGTATTCGCAGATAACAATGTTGCCATGCTAGCACCGCTGACATCATTAGAATGACCAATTGCGTGAGTGTGTGATCCTGCGGTAACGGCATCTGTAGAACTTACGGTGCATGTATCCGGTGTTCCTAATGTAACTGTTTGACTATCATCTCCTATACCACCACCTGGTAGGGCAGTAACTGTCATTCCATTACCGGCGGTAATTTGATCTAATCGACCACCATCTATATTTGCTTTTAAATTACCAAATGTTCTGTAATGGGCTGTACCGTCTGTCGCTAGTGAAAGAATTCTTCCACCACCGGCTGGTGTACCTGTTCCGATATTAGATAACTTTAAATCACCTCCGGCGACATCCAATCCACCCGCTGCTTTAAATGGTACTGCTGACATATCGTTTATACACTATAAAAGGTTGCTTCTACTTTTGCTGTAATACTGACCCCATCCGCATTTGCGACTTTCATTGCAATATGAGATGATCCGGAACCACCAGAACCGTCAGTTGTTTCAAAAGTTATGGTTGCTGTAATATCATGGCCTAATCCACCATATTGGTTATTATCTACTGTTCCACTTCCACTTTCGCAAAATAGATACTTACGAAATTCGGTTTCATTAGCACTTGCTTTTAATTTTAAAGCACATTCACCTGCTGACCAACTGGCTATAGGAACTTCAAATAAATAAGCGTTCGCTCCGTCCGCTATAGTAGCAGATGCGGTCAAAGTTCGTGATATATCTTTTGAATACGTATCTGTCCAAGTAGTTAAATCTCCACCTATCACGGCCGCTTTTGCAACTCCTAATCCACCAGATGATAGTAATTGTCCTGTTGTATTAGATGTAGCATTTGCTGTACCGTCTGCGTGTACTACATTGGCAAAAAGTGATTGCGCGACTCCTATACCACCAGCTGTTCGGATGGTACCAGTAGTTCCACTTGTTGCATCAACTGTTCCTCGTGCATGATATTCTAAAGAACTAACATTAGCATAAGTCGTAACAGTTAAACTTCCTGTTGAAGTTCCACCGTCAGTAGTTGTAATAAATGTAAATTCATCTTCTGATTCATCCCATATAAATGCGGTGTTTGCTGATGTTCCCCTGTTGACCATAAGGCCTTGATCGTGTGTTGGTGCAACGGCATCGCCATTTGCTGATAGGGTAATTAAAGGATCACTAACACTTAAATTTGTTGCATTTACATATGTGAGGGCACCATCAACGAATAAACTTCCATCAATGGTTACGTTCGCGGAAAACGTTGCGTCTCCGGCTGCCGCTAGATTTTGTACTTTTACTCCACCAGTTGTATTTGCTGACAATAATTTCGCTGCGCTAGCACCACTGGTATCATTGGAATGATCAATTGAGTGAGTATGAGAATCTGCTGTGACCGCATCTGTGGTAGCAGTAGTTACTTGGGATGGTGTATCTAATGAAATCGTTTGTGTATCAGTTCCAATTCCACCACCCTGTACTGCGGTAACTCCTATACCATCTCCAGCAACGACTCCATTTAACAAGCCGGCATCTATATCACCTTTTACCTGAGCGAATGTGCGGCTATGGACATTAGAACTATTGTCTATTTGTAAAATTTTACCGTCAGTTGCTACTGATCCATTGGTAGGGGTATTATTAAGAGTTAAATCTGAATCTGATAGTAAGCCACCCCTTACTCTAAACTGTGCTTGTGCCATAGGTTATTTCCTTAAATGTTCTACTATTGGTTATCATGAATAACCACTATAATTAGTACACACTGTCCGATGGCTAGTTACCATCTGTTGGTCTGAAGAAGTGGTGATTTTTAATCGAACGTTTGATCCGTCTATATCTGAAGCAATAGTGGGGCTCATTGAAATCGCCCCTATCTCCACTTCGCCATATACTGTGTGGCTTGTATTCGTTCCATCATGAACTAAAAGTATTTCTCCAGTCCAGTATGCTTTTGCACCTACCGTATAATCTTCACAGGAGACAATGTACTTGGCAGTTCGATAAGTATTTATATCAAAACTATCTGCAACAACCTCGCCAGCAGTAACTGTAAAGTTTCGAGTAGTGGAATATGTTACTTCAGTATTAACCGTAAATGTTCCCTTTACTTGAAAATCAGTAAAAATTAACATACTAGTATCAACGGCTTTCCACGTAGATAAAGAATCATTATATTGCCACATCATTCCATCTGCATATACTGATGGTGTAACATCACTTAATTCACCGATAGTCTTTTTAGATATATCTAAATTATCAGCAGTTATGCCTTGTCCGGGTTCCCATCTTTCTTGTGCTTTATTCCATTTTAAAATATCACCATTTGCTACACCTTCGATAGCAACATCAGTCATCGTGCCTAATTTCAATTGATCATTAAAAGCTAATAATCTATCGCCAGTAATAGTAGTTGCGCCGATTTTAGTATTGGAACCGAGATCCAAATATTCAACACCATCTTGTTCTGTGATACCGATTGATTTGGTAGATATTGTAAGAGTATTTCCTTGAAGATATAAATCACCGAAAGGTGCATCAGTAGTTCCCAAACCAGCAGGTTTTTGTCCGGGTTCTGGGGCTTTTGGTTTTAAATTAACTGTTAAATTTTCTAAATCAATTATACCTAATTGTACGGTTGCGTACTCTTGCGCCATTAAATTCCTTAAATGTTACGAAGTATATTTCGTTATACTAGTCCGATGAGAAGTTACTACTTGTTGATCTGAAGTAGTGGTAATTTTTAATCGAACGTTTCCTCCTGATACATCTGCTGCGATTCCGGGGAACATTGAAATTGATCCTAATTCTACTTCACTATAAACTGAGAAACTAGTATCTGAAACGCCATCATGAACTAAAGTTACCTGGGCACCCCAGTAACCTTTATTATCCGTAGTATAATCTTCGCAGGAGATAAAATATTTAGCGGAATTATAGGTATTTATGCTAAAACTATCGCATACAACCTCTCCCGCATTAATTTGAATTGTTCGTGTTGTTGTCCATACTGCTTCGGAATTAACTGTAAAACTACCTGTGGCTTTGAAATCTGTCCATTCAAGTGCGTTTGAATTAAAAGCTTTCCATTTACCAACTGACGGACTATATTGCCACATCTGACCAGCTTGATAAGAATCAGGTTGAATATCAAGTAATTCTGTAATCGGGCTAGCTGAAAGATCTAAATCTTCCGGTTGAGTATATTCAGCATCAACCCATTTTGAAGTATCCGCATCCCACTGTATACAATTATCGTCTGCAATTCCTACAATATTAACATCGGTTAATGAAGAAGTATTTAATTCATCTTGAAAAGCTAATAATCTATCGCCAGTGATAACAGATGTTCCTATCATAACATTAGAACCAAAATTCAAATATTCTGTTCCAGATATTTCTGTTATTCCAACGGATTTTGTTGATATTGTGAGAGTGTTTCCTTGAAGATATAAATCACCGAACGGTGCTTTAGTGGTACCTAATCCAACTGCCTTTTCTCCAGCAGCAACCGCTTTAGGTTTTAAGTTAACTGTTAAATTTTCGAAATCAACATTTCCTAAATGAACTATGCTATCCCGTGATGCAATTAAGTTAACTTCTCCTTGTCGTCCATCTTCGTACAGTAAAGTCATCTTTAACTTTCAAGTAGTAATTTGTTACCGGTTTCTAGTAAAGTTGCCCCTTTAGGACTCGCGGTTGGTCGTAAGTGTAATTGGCCTTCTATTATACGCCTGGTTATATCATATGTTGAATTGTGAATAACTACATCGTAATTATAACGACCGGAAGGAATATCATCAGAAACAGATCCCAACAATTTTAATTGAAGAGCGCCTGTTGTAGGACTTGTTATAGTTGTGGTAAATTTATATACTTTATTTGAACCAGACCATTTTTGAAAATATGCTTCAGCTGTATAACCAGTTAAATCAGTAACATTACCGACACCATCTTTGGCGGTTAAAGTTAAAGTATAATCTGAACCTTGATCTGCAAATATATTAACAATGGAAGCCATATAATTCTCCTTATACATTATTTAGGAAAATTATATATTCATAATATTAAGTACCCCACTTATTTCCGAATAAATCTACATGCAATCTGGGTGAATATTTAAAACCGTGTTTCATCGCGATTTCTGCAACATTAAATTTAGTGTTATCTAACATTTCAGCTGTTCCACCGCATGGCATTAAATAAATATCATTCTTCCAAGATGGTCCGAAATCTATTGATTTAATTTCTTCGATATCTTGTTCATCTTGAACTACGAATTTTAAATATAAATGAGAATTAGGAATTTCTTTATATTGTTCCCAATTTTCAGGTTTAATTGCTTTATCCCAATCCTCACCACTTATACTTAATTTTGGACTGCATGACCACGTAATGTGATGATCATATAAACTGTATCTATATAACCATTCAAAAAACTTATCAGTCAAAGCAAATGTACTATTTGTTTCAAATGTAATATTTTTAATATTTTCAAGTAAAGGATGATCCAATAAATCTGGTAATTGTTTTTGCCACATCATTGGTTCACCACCTGTAATGACTAAATGAATATCCTGATTGTTTTCTTCATAAAACCATTTATTATCAGGAAGCATTTCGGTTAGCATTTCAGCTAAAGCAAAATGTTCTACAAATGTTGTTAGATGCATATATTCTTTTGCCCAGCTAGCAGAACTATCACATCCTATTTTCATTACAGGCAATTCCTCAATGCTTTTGTATTGACTAATGTCAAGATTTTTCCAAGGCATATCATCACGTGGAATTAATTGTCCTCTGGGCTGTCCAAATCCCGGACATTCAAAATTACATCCAAACAATCTTAAAAATACACTTGGTACACCTACAAATCTACCTTCACCTTGAATACTATAAAAGTATTCTGAATATCTAATTTTTGACATTTTTATCCGTCTACATTAAATAAATCTTCATTCCATTCTCTATGACCTTCACGCCAAGCCATATTACTTTGTGTTTCACGAACTTCTACTCTGTAACACCAAAGTCTTTCCGCTTCACCTGGCCCCCACATATCAGGAATAAACACTCCATTCATATATTTGTATAACATTGAAGAAAGACCTTCACATCCAAGTTTTGGTAATACAGTAAGTTTTGCTATACCCGCTGCTTCCAATTGTTTATAAAGATCCATGTGTGGCTCATCTTCTGCTACTAACAATGTATGATCAAATATTTCATCTAAGAAACTTTTAAGTTCTCCCAGACCACCATAATCAGCAACCCAGTTTCTAACATCTAAATGATCAGTACCAAAAAAGAATCTCATACTAAAACTATATCCGTGAATAACATTACAATGACTATCTGCTTTCCATTGTCTATATGCACACGGAAACTTATCTACGTATTCCTTTGTACTGTTATATTTGTATATTCTGGGTTGATTACTCTCGGTTACTGTACTCATATTCCTCTTCTTCGAAGTCGTCGACTTCATCATCGACATATTGATTGGCCAATTCCTTATTGAATCGCCTTTCCTTTTTTGACATTTTTTTCAAAACGTCTTTGCTAAAATTCTCTCTTGTTTTTTGTTGTTTAAATGACTTTGCCATAATGCTGGACTCGAGTATTTTATTTTTTTAAGATTTGCTCTTCTTTTTCTTCTTCCATTTTGTATATGAAACCGACTAGCTTCTTCATAAAAAATTTCCCCTTTTATATGGGTCATCTCATGTAGAAAAATCCGAGCGGATAAGTCGGAAAAATAACCTGAAAAATTTTCTCCATTTGCATCTTCCCATGACGCCGATAAACTTTTAGGTCGCTTAATTTTAATGAACAGTCCGGGATATGTTAAACACCCTTCAACCTCCCAAACATAATCTTCAGACTCTTCAATAATTTGAGGGTTAAACAATACCATATTATTTCCTTCGTGATTCATAGAAAAAACACTATACTTATAACCTAATTGATTAGCAGCTAAACCAGCTCCTTTATAGTGTTGCATATTTTCTATTAATTCATCCTGGAATTCAGTAGGGTTAATAGGAGGACTCCAGAAACTAAATGGAATAGTTTCTGTTTCTAAATCAATATGACCTTCTGGTAACAAAGGTTTAATCATAATATTACACTAAAGTTTTTTCGTTTTTCAAATTTCATATGTACTCTAAATTTGTCATATAAGGTATCTCCTTTGTGAGAAATTACAAAAACATTTGTGTTGTTTCCTTGTTCATTGACTATCTTCATAAATTCATCAGTGCCTTCTCCATCTAAAGAACTATCAAATACTTCATCTAATATTAATAAATTAGTATTAACTGAATTTTTTAATTTCGCAACTGTTCTCCATGTGAACAATAATGCTAAATCAATTCTCATTTTTTCGCCTTCACTAAAAGAATCATATGTAAAATCATCTCTATATCTTGATTTTATTTCTTCGTTAAAATTCTCATCAAGATTGAAAGATACGAAAAAGTTCATTTGAGTTAAATATTTGTTAATCAATTTATTCATGATTGGCAAATATTGTTTTATTATTCTAGACTTTATTCCTTCATCTTTCAAGATATTTCTGGCCGTTTCATGTATAAATTTTTCATCAATCAATTCTTCTGTTTTGGCCTCTATCTCTTTAAATTCTTCTGCGTATTCTTTTAATAATTTTTTCTCTTCTTTTATGTCACCAGTATCCTGTTCTAACTGTTCAATATTATCTTGTTGTTTTTTAACATACTGATCAATTACACTTATATCATTATTGATTGTTTGTATGGACGTTTGATGGTTTTGTATGTTTCCTTGAATTGATTGTATAGCAGATAATCGTGCTCTGGTTGATTCAAGTTCTCCATCAATTTTATTGACTGCATTTTTAAATTCTTTGATCTTTTCTTGCTTTTGTATAATTTCTTTGTGTTTGAAGGCGTGGTCGATGTTCTGCTTACATGTCGGACAGTCATCGTTTGACTCAAAGAAGGTGATATTCTTTTGTTCGGAATCAACATTTCTGAGAATGGAACGTTGATATTCTGTAAGTTTATCATGTTTTTCTGTTACTTCGTTAGCATCAGATACTTCATTTAAAAGATCTTCAACTGTTTTATTAAGTTCACTAATTTGTGTTAAACGAGATTCTTTTTCTTCTAAAGATTTTGTAATATCTTTTTCATAGCCAGTTATAAGAGTTTTAGTTTTATGCTTTAATTTTGAAATATAATTTTCTTTTAAATCTATTTTATTTTGGAGCAAATCCCTGGAAGATTTATTTTCATCTATTTTTATTTTGTTCTCTAATACATATGTTTTAAGAACATTATTCATAGAAGAAAATATTTGAATATCTAACAAGTCTTCTATGATATCTCTTCTGTCTGCTGCTTTCAACTGCATGAAAGGAACAAATGAAGAGTTTCCTAAAATTACTATTTGAGTAAATGATTTATAATTTAACTTTAAAACATTTTTTTCTAAAAATTCTTGAAAATCTCTTACGTTTGCATTTTGTTGTAATTGAGAACCATCTGTTTCTATTTCGAAAATATTTGGCTTAATTCCTCTGCGGACCAAAATATGTTTTTTACCGACATAAAATTCAACCTCAACAACCGCTTCTCTTTCATTAATTGAATTTACTAATTGAGGTTTATTAACACTTCGAAATGGTTTCCCGAATAATCCAAACGTTAACGCATCGAGCATAGTACTTTTGCCCGCTCCGTTTTCTCCAATGATAAGAGTTGTTTTAGATCTATCAAGATCTATCTGAGTAAAGACATTGCCGCTACTTAAAAAATTTTTGTAACGGACGGATTTAAATGTTATCATTCGTTCTCAACTAAAAATTTAGGCTTTGAACCATTTTCAAATGTATATTCATTATCTTTTAGTTGATTCGTTAGCACTTGAATAACAAGCTGATTTAACGTTATATCATTTTCATGAGCCATAATCATTAAATCAAATAATTGTTTCTCAGGTAAATCAAGTTCAATTTGTTCTGTTTTTTCTTTTATAGGTGTGGGTTCTGAATCGCCTCTCATTTTCCTCTTAATCGCTTCTCTTTTTACCGGATCTTTTTCAGCTTCCAGTTCTCTTTGTAATTCAGGTAGTCTATCTTTATACCACCAACTTGCAGTGTCGCCCATGTTACTCTAAGGTTAAGGATTCATTATATAGGTTTCTCATTAAAATATCAAGTCTTTTTTTATCTGCCACAGTCTCCATCTGTTCTATATATGTTGACAAAATAGTCATGGTATCTTGCGCCTCATCAATAATAGTTTCTTCGTTATCTAACTCAGCAAAGGATTCAACAATTGTAACATCTCCTACTCCAGCTTTATACATTTTATCTAATATTACATCAAACAAATATGGATTAGTTTTGTTTTCAACAATTATTTTAATATAACAATTTTTCCATGCATCAAAATTTAATTCTTGTGCTGTCTCTGTTGTCCATTCTAAATCATTATAAAAATACTTATGGAACATTTCATTAGGATTTTCAACAAATGTTAATTCTCTTGTTTCAAAATCAAATATATGAAATCCTCGTGGATCTTTAAAATCCATCCAATTAGTTTGATATGGATTTCCGAGATAATAGATAGTACCGTTATCTGATTTATGATGAAAATGTCCGCTAAAGACCATATCAAATTTATCAAATAATTTACGATCTAAACCATCAGCACAAAATTGTCCTCTGATCATTTCAAAGCCATCTATTTCTAAATGACCAAACATTATATCACATTTAGTATTTGAAATTAATTCTACGGCAGCATCATAATTTCCCTTACATATCCACGGCATCATCACAAACGTTGAATTACTATTTGTTAATTCACATGGATCACTATAAGTTGTAATATTAGAATATTCTTTTAATAAAAGTGCCGGAGAGTTTACTTCATTAGTGGTTTTATAAAATGTATCATGATTACCTGCTAGCATGTGACATTCTATATTATGTTCTGCCAGAGGATCAAAAAACATATGCTTAGCATCATATAAAGATTTGTAATTAACAAACTTTCGTCTATCAAATACATCTCCCATATGTATAAGATTTTTTATATTATGTTCTTTAAGGTAAGGAAAGAATATAGTTTCGTAAAATTTGGTAAAATAACTAGAAAACGCTACACTATCATTCCTGGCCCCAAAGTGGGTATCCGTAAGTATAGCTGTTTTCATGTCTTCGTATCGGCCTCCACCATGTAAGGTACCAATGTATTTGCTCCACTTGCGGTAGTTTTTCTAGATTTTCTTGCTTTAGCTTCTTCGAAATCGCCTACGAATTTATACATATTTGCTTTTTGCTCTTCTGATAAAACTTCAACGTTAAGTGCGTGTTCGTCTGCATCGTGCTCAGATATTGCAACACTGTCAGACAACATACTATTGTTATGAATGGTTTTATATTTTATATATAGTTGCTTTTTTTCTTTTTGAATTCTTCTGATAAAAGCAAAATATATAATTTGGGTAAAATAAGAAAACGGGTTGGAAGATCTTTCTGGATTAAAATTATGTGCTGATTGCACACAGTTTTCTATTCCGTCTGATATCATTTCATCTCTAAAAGTATAATTGACAAAATTAGGTCTTAGACTTAACCTCTCTGCAATTTTCATAAAGCAGTCGCCGATATAATCTGGTATAATAGGTACTAATGCATCAGGTTCTTTTTTCTTTACTTCTGCACAATGGTTTTTATAATTAACCATTTCCTCATGAAATTTTTTATTATCTACATAATGTATTGATTTCGCTCTAGCCATCCTGTAGTCTTTCTCTGAAACTGTTAAAGAATTCAAAAGCTTCTAAAAGCTCATCTATTTGATTTTGGTGTACTACTGATTGGTACACTAATAAAACAAACATAGAAATTACCAAAAACCATAAACATGTAAAAGATACTAATGTAATAGTTGATATTAATTTTTCTTCTGCGTTTGACATCTAACTAAAATTACCTTGTTTTTTTACTTTTTTAGCAGCTTTCTTCGCTACTTTTTTTCCTTTTTTAACTGTCTTCTTTGCTGCTTTTGTAGCTTTTTTCTTTACCTGCTTTGATATTTCTTCAGTCTTCTCTTGTGCTTCTTTCGCGACCTGTGTTGATTTCATCAATTTTTCTTTGACCTTACTAAACCAGCCCATAATTACCTTTCATTTATTTTTTACCTCTCTTTTTAGATTTAGCCTTCGCTTCCTTAGCCGCGGCTTTTTCATTTTCATTATCTTGTTTTAATGCTTCTATATAAACATTCACTATTTCATCTTGAAATTTATTTACATCTCTTTCTAATTTTTGCATTGATTCTAAAGTAGGATATGATTTCTTTTTGTGCCACAAATTTGTTTTTTGCATAGTATTTTGAGAAGCCAATTTATCTATATCAACATTAGCTATTTCTTTAGGATCAAATAACTTCATTGTTTTTTGATGAAATTGAATGCTTTGTGGGGTGTAATCTCTTTCCGGAATCATATTAGCTGGAGGAAAAATAATTACTGATGGAGTACCTATAAGTTGTGCTAGATAAGAAAAACCACCTCGTGAAGATATCAAATAAGAACACTTAGAAATCTTATCCATAAGTTGTTTAGGTGTCATAGTATAATCAAGATATTCTATACTACGTTTAGCTTTTTTCAATTCTTTTTCTAAATCATTCCAATATTTTGAAACGACTTTTTCATCCTGCGATATCATTTTGTCGCCAATGTTAGCAAAGGAATTATTTGAAATTAAATCCCAACCAATTGGCGGAGTATATCTGTATACACAAACGATATCTTTTTTAGGTCTTTTCCACTGTGTTTTAGTAGGATACCATTCCATTTGAGTTGAAAGTGGGTTAAACACATATTGTTCCATATTAGTTGGACAATATTTGTACCACATATTTCTATGGTTCCTATCTATATGTTGAAAAAGACTTTTACCTTTTAAAGCGCTTTTATAAGTTCTCAGGATATTTCCATAAGATCTTCTTATTTTAGTAAATTTATATTCAATATTAGAACCCCACTCTTTAACCATATAATCAATTTTTTCTAAAGTGGTTTCTTTATTACTAAATGCATTTTTCACATGAGTATCATCATATAAAATTTTCAATCTTACGGGTCTTATCTCGTTTAACCATATCCAATAATTCATATTACAGACAATATCACCATAACCATAATCGGTTATAATACTAACCATTTTAGATAGATCTACATTAAGTTCATTTAAAAATACAGAATCTATACTATTATGGTGATATAATTCATGTTCTAATTGATGATATTTCGCCCACCTATTAGTAGGTAAAAGTATCCTTCCTTCATCAAATAAAACTTTTGTTGCTGTTTCGAACTTATCCATAATTGCCTATATTATACCTAATTTCTTTAATAATATCAAGGATTAATTTACGGGTTGACATTTTTTTAAAAACATGTTATAATATTTAATGTTGATGCCAACGGGAAAATATATATTATATCCTAATGTGAAACATGTTGTATTTAAATTGTTGTTCATTATATTGATTGATTCTTTCTTTAAAATGTTTGAGAGTGTAATTAGTATAAGATTTATAAGACAAATCATCAGCTATATCAAACAAAGTCGCTTCCTCTTTATTATCACCTTTTCTTAATCCTCTTCCTATTGATTGTAAGTTTCTTATTTTAGACTTAGTAGGACTAGCAAAAATGATGTTATGAAGATTCCTAATATTGATACCAGTACTAAAGGTACCAAAACTTGCAACGATGATTGCATCTTTTTCTTTTTCTGTGATTTTTCTAATTTCTTCTCTATCTGATCCATCAACTCCTCCATATACAAAAAATACTTTTCTATTCTCTCCCACTTTTTCTTTTATTATATTATATAATACTTTGCCATGTTTTTCAACGAATTGGAATAAAAGTAAAGTATTTCCTTGTTGATCACATGCAAGATTTCTAATGAATTTATTTCTTTTAGGATGTGTTACTATATAATCCATTTCATCTTGATATGAAAAACCTTTACATTCAGCTTTCACTTCTTCAGTGTAAGTTAAAATCAGAGCTTTAATAGAAAATTTAGAAAGATAACCTGCATCAATTAAATCTTTTGTTTGTGTTACATTAAAAATTGGACCGAATAATCCCTCAAGAATTAACTTGTGAGTTTGAGTATCATCTAATGTACCCGTTGTACCAAATTTACGTCTGCATTTTTTTAATTTGCTCATTACAGAGGTTAAAGATTTGGCTTTAAATAGATGAGCTTCATCACCTACCATGAATTCGAACCTTTCAAAATAGCTTTTAGGTAAGCCATATATTGATTGCCAGGTTGATATAACTACTGGTTTATCGGTTTCTTTTTCCGCACCAGCACTTATAATATGACAATGTTTTTCTACGTCCCAGTCTTTACTATATTCTTGAAAATCTGTATACATCTGTTGTGTTAATGATACAGTTGGTACCACTATAAGACTCCTTGTATTATAATACCTTAAAAGTAAATAAATTATAAGAGATTTACCAGAAGCAGTTGGGGATATAAGTAAACATCTATCATTCTGAATACAATGAGTTACAGCTTTTAGTTGATAATCTCTAGGTTCTAAACTTAAAGAGAATTGCTTAAATAATTCAGTGCTATTATTATAAGTGTAATCACTATCACCGAACGTAAAGCTTTTATCAACTTGTAAATCGTAGTCTCCGATTTCACAGAATTTTTTAACATATTCCGCCAACCCATAATATAATCTCCTGGTTCTTACATCAAATAGTCTAATCTTACCGTCCCAAAAACCATTCTTATAAGATGGTGTAAATCTAGCATTCGGAACTTCAAACGTAAAATAATCGTTTAATTCAGCTGCTTGACTTCTATCACATTCCACTAATAAGTGGACATCATCAATTTTCTTTAATATCATTGTCCCATCGTAAAACGTAAAAAGTCAATTGCTGCTTTAATATTATATCCTCTAGTATTTAGGGACTTAATAATTGACTCTAAAAATTCAACTTTAATTTTTTGATATTCGAATTTTTGATTTGCTTCGATTAAATCATCATCACCTGCTAGATATGTTTCTATTTTAGGTTCATATCCTTTAATGATTTTAATACTGAATTGTTCCCAACCGAGCTCTTCTAATTCTTCCTCACTCATCTTTCCGGCATACCAAATAGTTTTAAATTTTAAAAGTCTTTTATTTTCAAAAAATAATTTCTTTTGAGCAAGAGATTCGTCGTTATAAATTCCTAGATATTTACTATGAAGATTAGGGAGCTTTAATAATTCTGCGTCTAATTTTGTATCATCAACCTGGCAATCTTTTTGCCACATTGTTTGAATGTCACTTAATTTCATAATGTTTTATGTGGGGTCGTTTAACCTTGTCATTGTATAATAGTTATATTGAAAAGTTACATCACATGTTGAATATACAACATCGGTTTGCATTATATCGAATTGAATAGAACTTATAGATTTCGGCCATAGATTATAAAAATCAAATCTTAGTGAAGGGTTTTTAGAACCTGTCAAAACAAACAATTGACCATTTGTATCAAGTCCTGCGGTTTTACGTTTTTCATATTCTTCAAAACCGAAAGGTTTACCTAAGCCAAGTATCCATTTTTGGATTTCTTCCCAGTTTTTTAAATATTCATCTAATATTATTGTAATCATAAATTCATCAAATGTTACATTATCACCAGCAACATAATGTTGTCTATGCATAGCTGCTACTGGTATTTCTGATATTGAAACACCTGGTAAATTAGCTGTTTGACAATAAAATTGAGTTTCCGGCAGAGCATTACACATGAATCTAAAGCCGGTGGGTGAAAGGTAATTTATATTATCTGAACCGAGTTTTCCGGTTGGTGATGCTGTTGCCATAATACCTCGTTGAGCATAAAAAAAGGGTAAGAAGTAATTAAACCTCTTACCCTTATTTATATCACTTAATTTAATACAAGAATTACATCAAGTTTGTAACGAGACATCGCCTGTAATAAACGTTGGTGTTGTAAGTGAGTGATCCATCACTGGAAGCAGCTGTTCCTGTGGAGAAAGGATTCGATACCATTCCGTATCGTGTTTTGAATCCAATCTTTGGCTGGAAGTTATTCTCACCAACCGCACGTACCATTTGTAGTGGAACGTATGGGCAGTAGAAAAGTCCGGCGTCATAAGCACTGGAACCTTTATATCCAAGAACGAACCAGTTGGTGTCTTGAATAGTTGCATATGGATCAACATATACTTTGTAACGTCCGTTAAGTGTTCCAGCAAAAGTTGACTGAGTGTCGTCAACATTAATGGAATCGTTACCGGAAAGAGCAGGTGTGTAATCAAGTACACCAGCCATTTGCAGTGCGGAAGCAACATCTGAAGAAGTCATAAGGATATTACCTTTTCCTCTACGAGTGTCGTGCCCGATTGCATTAGCTTCGCGCTCAATCTGGAACATCAGACCCTTGAATTTTTCAACCATCCAACGACCGTTTGAATCTACATCCATATCGAATGTACCGGCAGTGGCTACGTTGTTCTGGGCACCAGTTTTGGCGTTACCGTAAATTGTGCGGATAACTTCGCGGTTAATTTCTGCCAGAATCTCTGAACTCAAAATGTTGGAAAGTTCAGTTTCGGCATCAAGACCATGAATTGCTTTCAAGTCTTGAGCGAGTTCCATTGTGTACTCACCTTTGAGTGCACGTGTCTTCGCTGTAACAGTTACCTTATCAATTGAGAAGGCCATTTCTGCGAAAGCATTGGAAGCCGAATCGCCAAGTGCTTCACCAAGTGCCGTAGTCATTCCACGACCTGGGAGATATGCAGTTGAACTAGAAGCGGCAGCTGCTGGGTTACCATTAGCTGTGTGTGCTGAAGAAGCGCCAGCTTTTCCACCTGAAATACCAGAATCAGCTTCACTGAAAAGTGCTTCTGAACCAGTTTGACTGGAATAACGGGACTTCATGGCGAAAATCAAGCCAGTCGGACCTGTCATAGGCTGAACACCGCACACATCGTATGCGATTAAGAGAGGCATACTTCTGCGAACTAGGGAAATAAGTACAGGATCATAACCTTTAATATTTCCGGCTGTAGTACCCATACCGGCACCAACAGCGTTTGCAGGAGCTGCTTCAAATAAAATAGAAGAACCACCTTCTTCCATGATTGATTTTTCCTCATTCTCAAGTAAAACAGCTGTTACTGCTTTTCTATAAGAATCTTTTATCTGAGGAAGATCAGGATGGTCAAGAACGGGACCCCATTTTTCTTGTAAGTTTTCAGATAAAAACATTGTTAATCTCCTGTGTTTATCAATAAAATTTGTTTTAAAAAAATATTAATTAATATTATCTAACATGTCTTGAAATAGCTGACATATACTTTTCCATTCCTTGCGGAACAGCTTCTGTATCACTTTCATCGTCATTGTTTGATGTTTCTACGTCTTCGACCAGAGCAACTTTCTTATCTTCTGCGGGAAAGTAATTTTCTTTGAGTACTTCTACTTTTTGTTCGTACTCTTCTGCATCGTCAGCTTCAACATTTTCAGCTAATTCTGCCACTTTTTCTTTCTGGGTCTCAGTTAAGTCTTGTGTCAATGTTGATAAGACTTTATCTTTTTTCATTTGTGTGAGCTCTGTTTGAGCATCAACGTTTTTCTGAACTTGTTCGTTCAATTCTTTTTCCAAGTCTTCGACTTTTCCGAACAGATCATCTACTACATCCACTTTCTCTTCTGGAATAGTAATGTAATGCTCAGTGAACAGGTTCTTCAGTCCAACGAGGAATCCTTCGGTCAGTTCTGAGCGAATTCCTTTTTCGATGGCCAATTTATTATCTTTAACCCATTCCTCGGAAACGTAATTGAGATAGTTATCAACTTTCTCTACGATTTCTTGAACATAAGAATCAAGTTCTTCGGTCAAGCGCTGATTCATTTGCTCTTCTAATTCCTGCTCTCTTTCAATCATAACTTGATTGACTTTAGCTTGGACAGCCGCTTCAAAAATTGTACTTGCTTTAGATTTGAATTCATCAGAAAGTTCCTCGCCTTCAGTTAAAGCGTCAATATCATCTTTAACATCTAAAGGCTTAGAATCTGAAGCTTCTTCGTCTGTACTTTCTTGAATAGCTAGAGATTTGAGAATAGTCTCGTAATTGTCAGCAATCTGATCTTTTTTCAGTTTACCGAGTCTTTCGTAGACAGCAGCCATCATACCAGCTTTGGTTTTTGGCATTGAATCGTTATCTTCTTTTACTTTATCCATCGGTTCACCTTTATCGGCATTTTTTACTTTACCTTTAACAGGATTACCCATGGCGGTACCAGAACCAGGAACGGCATGACCTTTAGGATCTGCTTTCTCAACTTTTTGAGCAGCGGGTCCTTCTCCGTCTTTACCACCTTTTCCAGGTCCGGGTTGATTTTTACTGTCCTCTTGTACCTTACGTGCTTCCTGAACAAGACCTATCTCTTCCAACAAATCATCAGTCTCAGTGGCCGATAGCCCTTCTTCTTCGCATTTTGATTTAATCTGTTCAACGAGCTCTTCCCTTGCCTCGCCGTCTAATTCCAATGCTTGTTGAGCTAATGTTTCTAGTTCGTTCACACTTGTGGCAAGAGTCTGCTGCTCAACACCTTGTTCAGCCGCGGCAGTTTCTTGTTCAGACATTTGCATTCTCCTCATCTATGATAGAATAATAGTTACTGTTATATTATTTATAAAATTAAAGCTTTGATAAAAACGTTTCGAACGAAGATACAATAGCAGTTTCGTCTCTGGTTTTCTTAGCAAATTCTTTAACTATCTGGTTTTTAATTTCTTGAACATCCGTTTCTTTTAAAATACCATTATCCCAAATCCATTCTCTACCTTCCATGATACCTTCTACGAAAGCCATAGGGGCGGAGGGATCTGCAACAATGTCTCCGGCTGTTGCTAAATGAAAATCATCTTGTACAACTTGTGATCCACCCAATGTTTTTAGTGAACCCATTCCTCTTGAACTCACTCCTAATTTAGCTCCTTCATCAATTAAATTTTTGACAATTTTACCATAAGGAGTTTCCATGATTTTTGCTTTTCCAACAAAGTTTGGACCATCTTGTTTGAGTTCCTTAACCATGTGAGAAACTCTTTCGAGGTTAATAGTAGGACCATCCGGATGGCCTAATTCACCAAAAGCTCTGTTAGTATCTATATACTGTTTGGAATATCTATCCACTTCTTTTTGCATTGTGCTAAGTGGATAGACTCTTCCATTTCTATTCTTTTGTTCTGCTTGTAAAAATACACCTTTAATAAAGTATTCTTTTTTATCATGCTCATCTTTTTCTATGAGCATTTCCACATCTTCCATTAATTCGCACATGAGTTTCATATGTTGTCCTTAATAACCGTATCTAGCAATTGGTGTGTATTGCGCGTTTGTTACACTAGCTTTGATAAATTGATCAGCGTCTTTTTGAATAATGTGTACTTGATTGGCCGGTAATGAAATAGAACCAACAAGAGTTCCGTCTGTACCTGATGCTGTTCCGTCACTATCTATTATAGATATTAATGTGACAGCAGTAGTAGTAACCGCAACTGCAGTTGCATTTCCTAAACTTAAATTTGTTGCTGTACTCTGAGTATTCGCAGCCAGTATTTTCATGTTTGTAACCTAATTCGAATTGTTATGTTTATTTATACAATTTCTATGGTTATGATTAAGTATTTTCTTTATCAAACAGTTCAGAATTATATTCTTTTTTTAGTTCATCTATTTTAGTAGTTGTTCTGTCTTTTAGAACATCAAATGTCTTTGCTCGCGCATCATTTGGTCGTCCTCGAATTATATCATCAACCATATTTGCTATAATTTCTCTACCTTTATTTTCAACCATGTTTTACTTTTTTATTTATATTGGGAACGCTATATAACCTTCCACCTGTGAGCATTTCTGGTTTAACTTCTTCAGGTTGCGCTGGTTCTGCGTCCGCATCTTCCGGAGGCGGTTCTTGTCCAGGCTGAACATTAATCTGATTCGCCGGCGCAGGAGCACCTGGGCCAGCATCTTGTGGAGGCGCTTCTTGGTCTTCTTCTGCCTCTTTAGCCTCTTTTTCTATTTCTTTTTGTATTTTCTTTTGTTCTTCCGGTGTATGCCTCAATATATTATCTTTAACATATTGTCTGGAAAGATATGTTCCAACTAATTCTTCAACATCTCTCATCATATTAAATCTGTCTGTCATTAATTCTTGAGATTTTAATTCAGCAAAATGATTATCTAGTGCATAATTAAATTTAACGGTTTCTCTTAATTTTGACCATTCAGATGTATGAATAATATTTTTAAGAATTAATTGTTTTTCTAATATTTGATAAAATAAATGAGAAAATCTTATTCTAATTCTATCAATAAATCTCGAGAATTTTAATTCATCTCTACTAATTTCTGATGCTCTACCTAATACAAAAGGTGTATCAGCTTCTAATCGTGACAATGGAACATTTAATGATTGATATAATTTCCTTCTGAAATAATCAACATCTTCCATCTCACCTAGATTTTGTCCTCCGGGAAGAGTTGTAATTTCTGTTCCTCTTCCACCTTCTCTTCGTGGGAGCCAGTAATCTTCTAACATTGATTGATGTCGTCTGTCATCTTTTATATCACCTGTAGCGGCATCATAAACTAATTTATTTTTATATCGAGTCATAATATCTTTGAGATATTGTTCGGCTTTCATTTTAGGTAAATTACCAACATCAATATAAAAAATTCTTCGTTCGGGTGCTCTCGCAATTCTATAAATTACAACTGCGTCTTCTAACATTCTTAATTGATTTAAACCTTTAATGGCTTTATGTAAATGAGAAATAACATATTTTTTATCTTTAGTCATTACTCCTGAGTGAGCCATTATAACAGAATCGGGTGCAACCTTTAAGCCCATTTGACTTGGGGTTAACAAACCTTTATCATTAAAAATATAATATTCGGAATATTTCGGTAGTTTAAAAGTACCCGGTGCTTGTCTAGGATCCGGTTTAACTTCTCTAACCTTTTTAATTTTAAGGGAATCTATTAATCTGAGTTCCTGTATTCCGGCCTTAGTATTTTTAGGATCTATCATTACGTGATAATATAATCTGCCTTCAACATACCATCTTTTAAAAATATCATAAGCTTGATTATTAAAATCTAGCATTTTTAAAATATTATCAAATTCATCTTCGAGTTTAGATTGTAAACTTTTAGATAGATCAGTGTGAGTTAAATCTAATTCAACTGGATTTCTGTTTTGATTTGTGATGATAGCTTCTTGGAGGATATTTTCAACGGCAAGATCACATTCAGGGTGTTCGATCATTTCCCTGTATTTCATAATTAAATCTGCTTCGGTCTTAGCAGTTGCTTCCATGTCAACGTAGGAAGCGAAAGCTCCACCTGCAGAAGTTGCTTCAATAGCACCTTCTTCGTTTTCCGGAAATGCCAGAGCAGGAATGTCTGGCTTCTTATCTCTCTCAATATTAAATCCAAATAATTTCATAATATATTTTTAGATTGAGGTTTAAGCGTCCTTACTGATATTAGCTTGTCCGTGATAATAGTAGTCATATTGCCAGTCAACAGTGAATTCTTGAATAGTGTTTACACTATCCCAATTTAAATCGATTGAGGACATTGTAGATGGCCAACAGTTCACGAATGTCCAATCCTGATCTTTGGTGCCATCTTTTTTATACATTGTTAGAGTTATTTGAGTGGTGTAGGCTCCTCTACTTGCGAATAAACCTGATTGAGATTTGTTACTCATAGCGCCATTCATTTTTTGCATCCAATCAACCAACCCATTATAAATTGCATATCCCTCATCCTGAACTACTGTCGTGGTCATAGGAGCAAATTCTCTGCTTTCTCCTGCGACTTTTACATTTCTACCAAAATATGGTACTTCGATTGCGGTAATTGTTGACGCGGGTATTTGAGATGCTTTGCACAGATATGTCCAGTTAGACATTCCCGCTATACCTTGTGGTGGTGTCATGGTACACCACATCAGGTTAGTTCGGGCGCCCCCACCTTTTAATTTACTTGTAAACGTATTTACATTAAAATCTGCCATTTTTCTATTCCTATTTTAATTTGTGCTTAGCCGCCCTGATCACCTGAGAGCCAGTAATCATAGGCCCAAGTGATTGTGTATTCCATTACCGCGTCATTGGGGTCCCAATTAACATCAATTTGATCTAGAGACGTTGGAAAACAATTATAAAATGTCCATCCACCACCTCCTGGACCATCAGTCTGACCGGCTTTTGTAAATACATCTAAAAACATTGATGTAGTATAACCGGACAATTTACTTACGTGAGATGCAGCCCTTACGTTACCGGCGTGAGAGTTTAATTTGCTCATCCAACTTTCTACTTGATTCCTAAACGAATATCCCTCATCATTGATAACGGTAGTTGTCAAATCTTCATATGTTCTATTACCTGGTAATTTTACTGCTCTACCCATGTAATTAACAGTGGTTATACCCATAGTATTAGAAGGAATTTGAATTCCCTTACATATAAATTTAAAATCTGCTAACTCAGCACCTTGTGGAGCGTCGCCCAGTCCTGCAAGGGCTACCGTAGCTTGAAATAAAGAAGCTCTCGCTCCTCCTTCAGTCATTTTACCTATGAAAGAATCCGTTCCGTCTACTACAAATCCTGGCATTTTAACTTCCTTCGTATATTATTTTTTTATTATTTATACGATAATTTATATTATTTATACTGCGTTTACAACTTCTTCAAATTCTACTCCACTTCTTACTGCAACGAAGTTGAGTAAGATGAAGTTAATGGATTTAGTCGGCTTAACGAATATACTTCCGATAAACTCGTTTCTATCTATAACTTCTTGAGTATTATTTGATTCATCGCAAACAACTGCAAAATCTGTTATGCCGCCTCGACCTTGAATATCCCTGAGGAATGGTTCAACTGAAGAAACAAAACTGGATCTAGTAAAATCATCGTTAAATTCAAACATTGAGAATCTAGCAAAATTTGCAATTGACTTTTCTAATGTGATGAAAAGCCTTCTAACGTTAATTCTATCAAATGCTGATGGTTTAGCTAATAGAGTTTTATCTCCAAATAGCAATGTTCCTTGTCCGGAAAAAGATACAACTGGGTTTACACCATTTTTATAAAGATTATCTCTTTCTGTTTTACTAGGATTCCATGCTAACCTGGCAACATTTTTAACTTGACCTCTATTGAACCCGGCCGGAGAAAAGAAAAAATCTCTGTCGATAGTAGTTCTTACAACTAAGCCGGCAACATCTGGATTTAATGGTACGTATCTGAAAGCATCATTATACTTGTCGTATTGATATTTCCAGCCGCTATCTATAACTGAATAAGAAGAACTTGGTAGTTTATCTCTGAAGTTATTAATTGCGGTTACTTCATTTCCAGAATTGTTAACAACATCGGATTGCTCCGGAGAGCAGAAAACCATACAATCTTTACGTACTTCTGCAATGTTGCTAATGAGGTATGAATTTACAACTGATGATTGAGCTCCGGTTACGACCAAAGATACATCAACATCTTCTGCTGATTTAAATTTGTCATATCCCACAATAATATTAGCATCAGTTAATGTTTGACCATCGGCTCCGCCTGTCATACTAGCAGTTACACCAATTCTGTTTTGAGTGTAAGCTGGTTTTGATGCAGAGTTCGCAGATGTTCCCCAAGCTGCGGTATTAGGCGCAGTGTCTGCACCGGAACCGGTTGGGTGTTTCATCCACCAAACATATTTGGATCGTCTATTAATTGCTTCTTTATAATAAAGTGCTTGGCCATCTTCTGATTTGGCATCGCTAGCTACTGACAAAGCTGGGAATATTTCTAGAACGGTACCTTTAACTCCGGTCCACTCACCATCTTCGTCTGTTATTATTACATGAACTTCATCATTACTTACACCTCGGCGAGTTGCAAAATCGGAGGTAGTTGGAGGATAATCAAAATTACCCGCAAATTCCCATTCTCTTGCCCATTCAACGGAAGTTGATATTGCCGTTGCACTTGGGGAAATTGCCGTATCTAAAGTGGCGCTTGTATTACTTGTAATAGAAGCTACTTTGTGAGTTTCACCACTAATTGTAACTTTATCGCCAACAGCTAACTGGAGATCAAAATATGTTCCAGTTCCTGTCATTACTTTTCTTGCCGTATCAGAAACCTGAACTGTTCCCATAATAGGACCTGTTCCTGCTTCAGCCTCTTTATACTTAGATGAATGTGCACGTCTATACGCTGTAGCACTGCTTACGTCGGTGTTAGATGAAGATTGAATCGTCATTGCAGAATCAGTCGCAATCGCAGTCACAATGTAATGTGTAGTTGAATTAGAATATATAACATCATTCAACTGTAATTCTGATGTGAAGGCGGTTCCTGTACCAGTAACGGTTCCTTCCGTACCGGCAAAGGCAACTGTAGCGGTTCCAGTAATAGCGGCATCAGTAATGTCAGCACCACACATGGATACTTTCATTGAATTGCCTAGCTCACCGGCGTACTTGGCTGCAAATTCACCGTAATTAGCCGAAGGACCTGATCCTCCAAATTCTGAGTAATACGTATTATAATAATCTTCATCACTTTTAATTAAGACAGAGTTTGCCGCATCTGTCGTTGCGTTATATGCCATTGAGTTGGCTACTCGAACAACATTCAAATTTTGTCCGTAGGCTAAGAAATTCGCCGCTGAAAAAAAACTTAGATATGTTGAAGAGTCAGGCTTCTGGAAGTTTTCCACCAGTAGATCTTCACTGCTTACATTAACTATTTTATCTATAGGTCCCCAGCGAAAAGCCCCAGCAAAAGCACCTGCTGTTGTTCCGGTCTCAGGCACTATCGTAGTTAAATCTATTTCGCGAGTAACTACTCCTGGACTTACTGTAAATGCCATCTTCTTCTCCTGTAAATCGCTGAAAAATTTATTAAGTTCATGTACTATTAGTTACTGATATTATTTATAAATAAACAATCTTTACACTCCGAAAACATTGTGCCCTGATTCTTCCAACATTCTATCAGCTCGGGCGGTCTTCCATTGCGTACCTTGGTTATCAACAAAAGTCTCTGGTTCTGTTCCATCGTCAATAAATCCGAATGGTAGAAAAGATTCATCTATTTCTTTCATCTTTTCATGATACATTTTTTCTCTCAGATCAAAATCTGTTAATTCTTTAAAATATTGCTGATTTGTTAACCATGCAAAAATTACGAGAGTAATAACTAAATCATCATGATGACCTTCTTCGGCTTCATATGATTCTTTTTTAGCCGAGAAAGAAGTAAGTTCATATATTATATCATAATCAGTAATAATAAGTTTATCTTCTTCTATTAAATTCTTTAAAGTCGAGCAGCCTAAACGTTTAACTTGTTTTGTGGTTCTTACGCCCCATTGAGCATTTTTTCCGAATCCACCACCTAATACTTGACCTCCGCGTCCTTTCCAATTCATCATTAACATGTTTTCATATTCCATATCCTGATGAAGGGTCATCGCAACAGATTCGCCTATATCATTAACTTCTACTAGCACAAATGCTTCGTTATAATGTTTAGCCGCTTTATATATAAAATTTGGATATAGCATAGGAGATATTTCATTATCTCTATATTTTGCGACAACCTTGTAAGGAAGTGTGGTACTATCTATAACTGTAAAGGCTGAGTAATCTAATTGTAATCCTTTTGCCGTATCGCATACAATTGTATATGTATGTTTCGGTACCGGTTGCTCAAAGATATCTAAATTTTCATAAGAATGTACTGGTGTTTTAAATGCCATAGATCTTAATTTTGAACCAGCTACTAATGTTCTTGTACTACCAATAAATTCTGTTTCAAATTCCTGTGAGAATTGTCTTTCGCTTGTATTGCGAATAGTCTCTTCTCGCCAGGCAGCATCTCGACCTGGAATTTCTGACCAGTGAACTTCAATGGGGACATAATTACTTCTTTTTTCTTCTGCATCTACCCACATCTTATAAAACTGGTTTAAACCTAAAGGTGTTGATACGATAAAAACTTTGGTAGTTTGACCAGAGGAAATAGTAGGATAAACCGAAGTAAAAAATTCTTCTGCTAATTCTTTTGGAACGTGTGCAAACTCGTCTAAGAAAATTATATTAAAAGATGATCCACGAACCGCGGACGATGAGGTAGCGGCTGCTAATACTTTCGAACCATTTTCTAATTCTATGTTACCTTTATTCCATGCCAGAATACCTTGCTGTAACCATATTGGTAAATTCTCATATGATAATTTTAATCTATCTAATAACTCTCTAGCTAGAGATCCTTTGTTTGCTAGAATACCAACCTGAACATTTTCATTGAAAAGAATGTAGTGTAAAAAGAAGGCTATGATGGTTGTTGATTTACCTGACTGACGTGGCATCTTACATATCACGAAACGATTATCGTGAAATTTTCGTACCATGTTTTCTTGAAAAGGATATAGATTAAAATCTACTAAGCCTTTATCAACATGTATAATTTTGACATAGTCTGTGATGAAGTGAACAGGATCATTCTGACATGTGATATATTCAGTTAACTGTTCTTCTGAAAATTCTACGGGAACATTCGCCGCTTTAAGTTTTGGATTACCTAGGTAATGATTACCCATTTATTACCTATCCTTTTAATACACTATTCCAATCAACTGAATCGTACGGAGTGTTGCTGTGAGGATCTTGAGTTTTTATAAAAAATTTTGAATCAAGAGATTTGATATATTCATCTCCTGTTGGATCGTTTTCACCGCGTATATAATGTACTTCTGTTTTTCGAATATGTTTTCTAACTGTTGTACCGTTTGACTCTCTTATAGCTCGTCGCACTTTTCTAAAATTTCTCACTTTAACATGTTTAGGCATAGACAACCTTATTATTTGTGTACTTTTGCATGGCCAGCTAAATTAGCACGCGCCTGCTTCATTCTCTTTGGTTCATCTCTTGTAATTCTTCGAATAGCCGGTTTTATTTTTCTATTAATAACGGAGGCTTTCATAGCTTTCCACATTCTTTTCTTTATGGCACCAACAGCACCTTTTGCTTTCATTACTGCACCAGGAATAACTTGTCTGAAGGTTTGATTTCTTGCGGAAGTCCGTTTTTTAGTTTCTGTTTTTCTAAAAACCTGTGATCTCTTTTTCTTTAATTGAAATGAAGCTCTTTTAACCATTCTTTTCATTCGTCTACCTTGCTGTCTCATTCGTTGACCGAAGGCTGCCATAGTTTCTTTTTCATATAAAGACATATGTTCTTCCACTATCCCCATATCTTCCATTTCGATCCACTCAAAAAAAGTATCTAGTTCTCCGGCTTCTTCCGCTTCAGAAATAAATTCTTCTACTGCTTCATCTATTATATCATTATGTTCTTTGAATGATAACATATATACCTTTTCTAAAGAAAACTACTGGCTAATATAGTGAGTAATCCAACTATAATAGCAACTGCGCTTGTAATAATTATTCTATTTTGTTTTAAATTTTGTTCAATGAACAAAGTCTTCATTTCTTCTATACTAGTTTTTACTTTATCAATTCTTTCATGTATTATTAATCTATCTTCCTTAAATGTTTCTTTCAATTCTTCGTACTTCTCTTCTAACCGTTGATATCTTTCGGCACACAAATCCACGTGTGTCTCCAGATTTGTCTTCTCTGCTTTAGTTACTATTCTTCGTGCGGCCATATCTTAACTAACCTCAGAGAGTATCGTATTTTTCTGTTTCTTTATGTTCGGGATCATCCTTTTCCTTAAACCAGTAGTCAGTCGCTTTGGCAAGCACCGCCACATAGGCCCCCACCATTATATTAATTAGATCGCGAGACTCTTCTGGCAGGATTCCGAAAAATAATAACCATACCAAAAATAAAAAAGTTAATACTATTATCAATGTTATTATAAAACGCGACCAAAAATTTAATTTTTTACGGCGTTCGGTTCCTTCAAATACTAATGCTTTCATTGGATCACTTTCCCATACTTTTTCTTCACTATCAGAGTACATCTCCTCAATTGTATTTATCTTATCATCGTCTGCACGATTTTTTCTACTTAAAATAGCCATTTTTACCCTTTAGACATTATAGAGCGGAATATAAAATTCCGATCCATTCAATTCTACTTTTAATCTTTTATCGCTATTGGTGGTTGATGTAGCCACCGAACTACTCTGTTCTGACATAATTCTAAACACGTCACTACCAAATGTTAAAGACCTATTACCAGATATTATTACACCATCTTCATCTATTTCCATAGTTGTTTGTAAATTGCCTGCATTCATAACATTAAATTCTAATGAGCCATCTTCTGATCCATCTGTAATAGTTTTTTGCTTACCATTAACTTGCGCAAAATTTATTTCTTCGCTGGCAGAATTAGTTCCTTTATATTTTAATTTTCCTAAGGAATTTCCGTTAGAACCCGCTTCATTTCGATGCAATTGTATAATTGCTTCGCTATTAGTATCTTGAACATCTATATCACCACAATTTACGGTGGTAGCGCCTGTAATAGCACCACTCATTGTAATTCCACCGGATGTATTAACGCTCGCAGCTCCGGTACCTGAAGAAACTAATTTTGTTCCTGTAATCGTAGTTGCACCAATTGTACCTGCATTTGTTATATTTCCTATTCCATCAAGTACTTTAGATGTCCCAAGTATAACCGCTTTATTAGCTGCAGCTGTTCCGGCGGTAATTCCCGTATAAGCTGTTATTAATCTTATTTGTGTTGAATCGGAACCACTATCATTTGTAACGCGAAAAACGTTTGCATCAAATAACATATTTGTTTTAGCGTTATATGATGTTGTATCATCAGACCCATCTTCAAGATCATTTTTCTGTATTGTATGTTTAGACCCACCAGCAGTACCATCTACAAATGCCAATTTTCCTGTTGAACTATTATATTTAAGATATTTGTTATCTGCTAAATTAGAAGTATCAACATCGTCAAGTCTTAACAATCTTACTTCACCTGAACCACCCATTGCACTAGAAAAATCTCTTGATCTTCTGGATATTGTATTAAGATTTTGTTCTATTAAAGAAATCCTTTTATCGTAATCAATTTCGATATTTTCTTTTTTTACAAATTGTTGTTCCTGTTCTATTTTATCTACAATTGCTTTTACAGGATCTTCTTTAATTGGTTCTTCAACTGGCACATCTTCATGAACACCTGCGACTAAGCCGTCTGGTAATTCTTCTTGAACCGGCTCAGGCTCACTGACTTTTATTTCTGATTTAAATTTTAAAGGTGGAGGTTCAGTCTGGGGTGTTACAAAAGAATCCATCATTCTTTCAAATTCAGATATGCCTTCCATACCTGCGTATGATTCCATCATTTTTTCAAATTGAGATATACTTTTATCGGCCATGCATTCCCTAAAAATTTATATTATATGATATTTATAAATCTGTTCCACATCCTAATGTTTCATATTTAATTTGTTTCCATGTATTATTTTCTTCATTATATTTCATCCTTATCATGTTTCCATGGCTGTCGCAATGATGAGAATAAATTCCTTCTTTTAATTCAAAAAATCCTGCGTGAACCAATCCTTGTAATTTTTCTCTGGGCAAATACTGTGAAGCATCTATCCATTTTTCCATAGAAGTATCCATAGATGCCATCCATTGTTCATCACTTCCAGGTCGAGTATTTTGCCAATCTTCAGGTGGTACACCGCAACCGAAAAATAACAGAATCAATAGTATTTTACTAATCATAACTCTCATATAACTCTTTAACTTCAATATTTGTAAGTACTCGCTTATATATTCTAAAATCATCTACATAACCTTTCCATGGCCCTCCACCAAGTCTGTTCATTCCTATTTTAAGTAATTCCCAATAGGTGTCTACCATAACTTTGTTTCCCTTGAACTCGCCATTTTTATAATATGTTAATTTGTGATTATACAAATAGACATAGTTGGCTTCATAAAATTTTGTAAAAACAAAATGTTGCCATTCACCATCATCAAGATCCATTTGTTCATTGACTCCTGTCCCATTAAATCTTAGTTTACCATTACCACTATAATCAATTTGAAACCTGTCACCAGAAGTAGAAGTTCCTGTTGACATTATAGAGGCCCATTGATCCATCTGAGAATTTGACGGCTTAACCCAAAATGAAATAGTCCAATTATCTGTTGTGGCAATGTCTATATCATTATAATGTGCATAAACAGAATCATTTCCGGGTAACCATGCGGCTTGTCCATCCTTATTGATTGTATTATTATCACCAGAATATGTTATTGTAAAACCATATCCTCCTACACCAGTTAAATCTCTGCCGTATGAACTGCTATCTTTTAAGTCACCTTCAAACTTATAGTGAGCCCACAAAGTTGAATCTACTTCTTCAGTTTCATTGTCTGTTTCTTCAGTTTCATTATCGGTGTTAGTTTCATTATCAGTATCAGTTAGGTCTTCCCAATCTTCCTCATCAAAATCATATTCATCTTCCCACTCTTCTTGATATGGATAATCGGGATTAAGTTCAACATCAACCCAAACTTTAACTATGTAATCATCTTCCCATGTAACAATAAATTCATTTGATTTACCATACATGAATGGTATCTCTGGTTCTTCTTGTGTCCAATTAGTATATTCAACATACATTGGCTCATCAATCGGAACTTCTACTTCTGCTCTTAAATCTTCATCTAAATCAATATCTGCAATATTTGGTTCTACTTTAATATTATGTCTGACAGGCCATGTATTTTCAACCATACTCCTGACAGATGAACTATATCTTGTTAATTCAATATCTCTTAAAGCATCAGAATGATTATAATTAATCGTAACTGAAGTTCCCTGTCTTCTTAA